TGGATCATCCTTTTTGCTTCAAATTTCTGTAACCTTTTCAATGTGGTTAATCGGAATGCGCTGGTGGCTGGTGGCTGTGATAGGTGAGGGTTTGCATTCAACCCTCACCACGTTCACGCTCGGTCACAGACCGTCACCACCATCCGCACTTAAGCCCAATGTTGTAGAGAATGAGGGCGCCACCAGCTAAGGCTATGACGGCCCATCCGATGCGCAGGGATCTCTCTACCTCACTCACAAGGATGTGCATGGTAGGGTCAAGCGAGCGCATAGAGTTCGCATTAAGCCAATCCAGGTATGCCGCCTGGGGTGATTCCGCATACCCGTGCGGCTTACCTTGCACCCCGCACCGCCACATCCGTGGTTGGACCAGCTGAACCAGCTCGATGTGTGGCTTATGCCCTGCCATGCTCACCCCCTGCGCTTTCGTCAGGCTGCCTGTGCCCCTCGTCCCATCCGCGAGCAATGGCGTCAAGCGCCCACTGAGCAGCGACCAGCGTCATGCACCCGCCATCAAACTCGAATCTGATTTGCTGCCAGTTGGCGCCGGTCATGATTGACAGGTTGGTCTGGCTGCCTCGCAGTCTCCTGACGGTGACAACGAACCCTCCGATATCGGCATAGAAACAACCTGGCTCTGACCGTTCCTCTCGCCATTCCACCGACTGGGCTGCTTCACCTATCCCCATGAGAGCCATCATGTCAGGAACTTGCAGCCCATCCCGCTCAAACCAGAACACAACGGGATCATCAGTGAACTCAACTCGCCCCAGTCGGTGGAGTTGGCGAAGTCCGGTGCTGGCCTTCAAGGTCGCCTCCCGTTGGCGCATCACGTTGTCGCGGAACCTCTCAATCGACATGTCGCTCTTGTAGTGGTTGCATGGCCCGCAAGCTGGCACCAGATTGTCGACGGTATCGAGCAGCGGATACATGCAGCCTTTACCGAGACGCACTATCGGATGGAAGTGGTCGGCCTGCCATCGCGTACCAGCAAGGTTGGTGCCGCAGTACCAGCAGCAGCCGCCAGACTTGGCAAGAATGGTTTCCCTCCACGATTTGGTCAGCTTCACGCTCACCCCCTGCGCTTGGCGATGTTGCGGCGCCGCCGCGCACAGCGCTTATCAGCCGCTGCCGTGCTGTTGCGGTGATCCGGTGCCGGCCACTGCTGCACTGACACGGAAGTTGGCGCATGCAGTGGGTAGGCATCCAGTCCCATTGCCAGCATGGCGGCCATACGAGCCATCATGTTGCGGCCGGTCTGGCGGGCCATGGTGAAGAGCTTGTTCATGCCCCACCCCTCCGCACCAGATCGGCAAAGCTGGTGGCCAGGTCTTTTGCCACACCACTGAGATAGGTGTCACGGAACAGCTCCACCCCCTTCGCTCGCAGGTCATCGATGGCCGCGCAGGTGCTCTCGGTCTGGATGATCACCTCGTACAGCGGCCGCACGCTCTCGGTATTGCCGATGTCCACCGACTGCTGCCAGGCAATGGTCTGGTCGATGGCGGTGCGCATGCGGGTGTTCTCGTCCACCAGCTGCTCACAGCTTGCTGTTACGGTATCCACCAGCACTTCGGTGATAACGCTGAGGATGAACTCATTCAGCTGCACCACATCTTTGGGTGCGGTTTCCTGGATCATCCGCTTGATGCGGTTGGCAGCGTCGAAAGCCTGCTCTTCGATGTCGGTTTTGCTCATACGACCTCCCCAGCGATAGCCTTCTTGAAGGCGCCCATGATGTGAAGCAGGTACTTCGCCTCATGGCGGGCATCGTGTAGTGCGTGGTGCTGGATACCCTCGAACGAAAGATCGTACTTAGGATCGATGCCCAGCAGCTTGCGCCCCATCCATACGGCGGTGCGCAGGGACTGGTTGCCGTAGTAGGGCCAAGGCTGTTCAATGCCCCACTGCTGATAGGCGTCGGCCAGCAGCACGTTGTCGAACTCGCTGCCATTGCCCATCAGCTCCACCGGGCCGACCTGTTCGAAGTGGCGACTCAGAAAGTCTCTCAGTTCCCCCAGCGCTGTCGCCAGCGATGGCCGTTCCCCACTGGAGAACACCTCAACCCAGGCTTCCGGGTTTTTGGCCTTCTGCTCTTCCCACCATTTCAGGGTTCCGTCGTCAACCAGTCGCCCCTGAGAGCGGTCAACTCGGGTGTAGAACTCATCCACGACCCGCAGCTGAGCCACATCCACGACCACCACGCCGATGGTGGCGATCACCGCGCCAGCTCCCTTGCCCAGAGTCTCCAGGTCAGCCACGGCTACCAGATTATGTCTGCTCATACCTTTCCTATTCGCGCACTGTAACGGCGCAGTTGATGGTGTTCCGCTCGTCCCACTTATCCAGCTCGTTCTCGCTGTAGAGGACGGTCTTACCTACCTTTGTGTACTTTGGGCCGATCCTTAGACTTCTCCAGTTGGCGAGAGTGCGAACTGAAATTAGGCCCCGGTACCGCTCGGCCACTTCATCCTGTGTTAGATACTGCTTGCTCACTGTGTGCTCCGTGTTGTCGAAATCGAAACAGCGGTAGCAGGAGCGAAACGGTTTGAAAAGGGGTTTGGCGTGACCGTCTGCAATCAGTCTTATATAACACGCCTCGGCCAAGAGAAGCGCAGGCGCACGCCATACGTAGAGGTGAAGTCCTCCTCGCACCCCATGGGATCGGCCTCCCCACACTCCTTGATGGCATCTACTATCAACGGCCAGAACCTGGCATCGCCAGCAGTCTCTCGCGTGGCGGTGATGATCACCTTGCGCTTCGGCCAGTCGATCAGCTCATCCGTCTGGCCGGCCAGCCCGATAAAATCAGCGTCGTGATCCTGGATGCTGGTGGATGGCACAGTCTCACCGACAAGCGACAGGCTTTTCACCTGCACCCTGAATGAGTCATCTACACCGCACTCCATAGCGATCAGCTCTTTGACTGCGTTGTAGTCGTTGGATCCGGCAATAACCGGTATTGTGATAACCCCATCCATATGGACAGGGCCATGGAACTGCTTACTGACCAGAGCGGTGTAGTGGTAGACGGCCATGGGCTTGGGGTTGTCTTTGGGTTGTTCCAATTTCCTTTCCTCGGAATAGGCGGGCATTCCCGCCTTTTTGGTAATAGCGCCTAGCGCAAGTCTTTGGGTTCGATCCCGAACTGCTTTGCCAGGTTCAGGCGTTCAATCTCATCGCGGCGACGCTGGCGCAGTTTGAGTTTGAGGATGGCAACGCGGTCCTGCATCATGCCGCGGTGGTTATAGAGCTTGGCTGTCATTCTGCGGCCTCATCAACAGAGGGGCGCTTAGCTATCCACCCCATGGCATCTTGCTGCCCAGCCAGTGCGCTTTCACTGAACCCGGCTTGATGCAGGATCTTGCCGTATTCGGCGGCCAGGAACTCATAGGCGCTTGCCATGTTTCTGAGTTGTGCTGCAGCCTCACCCGCAACAGCGGTGATGGACTCTTCGCTCCAGTATTCAAAGCCGTTTTCATCTTCCCAAACCACATCGAACCCATCACCATCAACGTCATCAGCGGTGGTGCTGTCGAGAGTGTCCAGCAGGTAAAGCAGGTTTTCTGGTTTCATACCGAGCCCCCTTCGCTGGTCTGATTTTCGGCTGGCTCCACCTTTTCAGCCTTCAATACCATCCGGCTGCCGTCATCCAGGTTCCAGGCTATTTCACCGCCCTCGGCCATGACCAGCTGCCATACCAACTGGGCTGCCTCATTGGTGACATTGCGGCCAGGTTCGTTACCAACGCGCAGCCTGCCGCCGTCTACGTCCCGCATCTTTGCCAGCTGAATGGTCTTGCTCAAGGGAGAGAAACCAAGCTGCAGGCGTGCTGTTGAATTGCTCATACAGAACCCCCTTCACCGCCCAAGCCGTCCGCAATGCGCTTGAGAGCCCGCGCATAGTCTTCCTGGTAGGATGCCTTCATGCGCAGCTGGTGCTGCTCATCTGTGCTGAGCATTGAGAAGGTAGAGCCAGGGTCGTTGATAAAGGCTGTGAGGCTGGCCAGCTTCTCGGTGATCTGCTCCAGCTCTTCAAGTGCCTGGTGCTGGTGGTCGGAGATAGTCAGATCCTGCCGCTCTTCGTACAAGTCCCAGTCTTCCGCCAGGATGTCGCCAATAGATGGCCCCCAGGTGGCCAGCTTGTTCTGTGCATTGCGCAGCATCAGGGTGCTTGACCACTCCAGCTCGCGGCAGGGGCTGGTGTCGTAGTCCTGCGGCATTGTGCCGACCGATGCCAGCCAAACGAACTGGCCCTTGCCGTTCCAGCCGCGGCGCATGACGCGCTTGCCGGCTTTCATCAGCATGAGGGCGGTTTCAAAGTTGCTCGCTACCACTTCCTCAGCCTTTGCGATGGCCGCGTAACGCGCCACCTGTGCTTCATGGAGGTTCATAAATTGCCTTAGCCTTGACGGCGCTTGTTCTTGTTGTTGCGGCGTTCGCCGACCATCCGGTACACCTTGCCCTTGTAGTAGAGCGATCCATCCGGGTTTTCTTTGACTGGGTGAGGCTGGTTGTGCTCGATGCCTGGCTCCCATTTGCGGGGGACGTCCCGCTGCGGTTCGCCGGCCACTACGCCGGCTGCCATTCTATGGCTGCGCTCGCGCAACTCAGCATCGGTCATGGCTCTCGCGCCGTCGTAGTGGCGGGGACTGCGGGAGCAAAGTTCATTCCACTCATCAGCAGAGAGCGAAACTGCGCCAGCCATCGGTTTGCCGCGTGCTGGGCTGTTCGGTACCGCCATAGGCTGGCGGGGTTCGGGTTTGGCCATAAGGCCAAACAACCAATTCCAGAGGGTGCGCTTTGCCATCATGCTGCCTCCAGCTTGCGCAGCCAGACGCAGACCGCATAAGGCTCGTCTTCGGTTTCGTGGATGGAGCCAACAAACCACCCATCACCTTCCGGTGCCGTTGGCTCCCAATCTGAAATATCACTCTCGCAATTTGCGCAATATGCTGGCGCCTCGACATGACTCTCAAAGCCGACAAGTTGGAGCCACTGGCTGAAATTGGTTTCTGTAAGCTGCCCCTCCTCGGCTGCAGGGTAGTCTGGGTGGGTCCAAAGACCGTCACTGTCTCGCGCCGGGGTGACAGGCTTAAGAAAGTGCTTATTCTTCCCCTTTGAGAGGTGCAGGGCCACCAGCGGCTCAGCCTTCATGTGGTAGTGGCGTGCAGCCACCAGCAGGCCGTAATGCGGGCCAAACTCTTGCACATTGCCGCGAATGTCTGCCTCACTCATCCAGAGTGACCATTCGTCACCATCTTCATCAATCACCAGGACGCGAGCTGCATCTGCGCCTCGTGCCAGTCGATGCTGATTGAAGGTTTCAAAAATAAATTGCTTCATCCTTTCTCCTTGATGGACTGCTGGCGCTCGCTATTGGCCGCCGAGAGGCGACCACACCAGACCATCCATGAAAGTGATTTGCGGCGCTTTGCGCCTGAATGTGCTGACAAGTCGCCAGCTCCACGGACACCGCAATATGGTGACCGCTCACAGCAGTAAAACTCACTGCTTATTTGTATTTTAGAATCGACAGTTGTTTAAATGCAAATCTTTTTTCTTAGTGAGTTGTCAGATATGCGCGCCGTGCCCACGACACTCTGACGTTGTTTCTATGAACACCTGTGCGATAGGTCACGTTATACGTTCCCTGCGAATACCCACGCCTGAGCACCCCCATGACCCACTCACCCTCTTCGATAGCCATCAGCGAGTAGAACCCCATGCAGTCACTCGGGTCGCGCTGCTGTCCCAGGTATGTCACCCAGCCATCGGTAAACTCTGCCGCAGTGCCTGCGGTGTGCATTTGAACTGCAACCACGTCGTCATCCAGCCCGTCAGGGATCGGGATCCGCTCAATCACTCCAGAGGGTAATGGCTCAACGAGGCCATCTTCATGAATGTGCCCGATGATGGAGCAGCGGCGGCTGGTGACAACTGCCTGCTCAATCCCTGCGTTCACCATTACTTCTGTGAGGGGTACCGAGAGGATGCGGGCGAGGGCGACCGCCTCGGGCATCTGCATCTTGCGCTTGTCATCCAGGGATCGGGATAGGGCTGCTGGCCACACGTCCATCCGGCGTGCGACCTCGCGAAGTGACAGCTTCCTATCCTTCATCAAATCTATGAAATACCGCTTGTTGACCGGCACGGTTGAACTCCTGCTCATGTGTCCCCGCCTGCTTGATATGGCTTATTTTGCGAAATGGCAACGACTGTTGTTGATTTATGATTCCTTTTTTGCAAACATTGTTTCTGAAATAACAACATGGTGATTGTGATGCAACAGCAAAAACGAGCGAATTTCAGCCCCCAGGCGCTGCGGCAGATGCGCAAGGAAAAACAGCTGTCTCTAAAACAGTTCTGGGGGGCGGTGGGTTACACCTCATCCCGTGGCTGCGCTTACGAGACAGACCGGACCGATCTGCCAGAGCAAGCCCGCCGACTCATCTACCTTGAGTACGTGGCAGGCATCCCAACGGATATCGACAGTGAGCGCTTTGCGCAATTTGAAGCCGCACTGAAAGCCAGCAACCCTACCAGCCTGACGCATACCCGCCAGGCCCTGGAGAGCAGCATCAGTGCAATGCAGAACGCCCTGGCGAGGATCGACCATGAGTGACGCCCTGGTAGCAATCATTGGCGGTGCGGTGTTCGCGCTGTTCATCATTGGCCCGCTGGCGGCTGATACGAGCGGCAACGGTCGCAAGGAGCCATTGACCTGGCGCGGCTGGTGCAAAGAGGCGGCCATCACGCTGTGGGCAATCAACCCGGTCATTGTCCTTCGGGATGTGGCGATGGGTTACGAGGACATCCCCGGTGCCGTTGTCAGGCTGATGGCTGGTGTCACTGCAACGATAGCCTTGCTCACATCGGCCGTGATGATCGGCTGGGGATTCTACCGACTGTTTAGCCTGTAACGAGGAACGCGAAATGAAAGTGAAAAAGCTGATAGCTGAGCTGAAAAAGATGCCGCAGAACGCCGAGGTGGTGCTTCAAGACCATGACCACGCAGAAGACGAAATGAACTGTTCAGTCTGCCATGTTTGCGATGTGAGTCACACCAAACTCAGTGAGCGATATGATGGCCCTGTTGTGGCCATTCACGGGTAGGGGGAACTATGGCCACAAAACACAAAACCAAGGCCGACAAGGCATGGTTTGAAGCAATCACCGGCATCGGCTGCATAGCGTGCCTGGTGCAGGACACCCCGGGCACACCTGCGGAGGTTCACCACATCCGTGATGGCCAGGGCAGGGGGCAGCGTGCAGACCACGCAATGAGCATTGCGCTGTGTCCTGCACATCACCGCGGGCAGCAGCACCCGCAGATAGCCAGCATTCACCTGGATAAGCTGAATTTTGTGGCGCAGTTCGGTACCGAGCTGGAGCTGTTGGAGAGGACCAAGCAAGAGCTTGGAATCAATTGAGGAAAGGACTGTGGAAGCGATAAGCGAATTTAAGACAGCATTGAAAAAGACCGTCATCATGTTCAACACCATGACCGGCAAGGATCTGACCGAGGAAGAGGGGTCTATCTTCATCAACCTGCTGGACATGACCGAGGGTTACCAGTCCACCACGACCAGCAGCCCAGATAGCGCTGTCGTCGTATCTGGCTCAGGGCATAGCCTTGATGAAGCCATTGCTTCAATGCGCCACCAAATTGAGGCGACCCCTCTCAAGGGCTTGCCGGAAGAGTTCAGCCAGGCCCCTGCAGCTGCAGTGGTTGACGATTATGTGGCCCAGCCCATCACCACCAGTCGCCGCGATCACATCCAGGGCTATGACTGGCAGATAGTCGTCCTGTCCCGCGAGAAGGACCCCAGTGACAGCTACGTGGTGCATTTCGCCTACCAGCCCACCCAGGAGCAGTTCGAGGAGCACTTCACCAAGTTCGTCGACCGCACCCACTATGTGCATGTGAACGAGTGGGACAGACTGCGCGATGATTGGGTTGGCGTCACCTCCCACTACGCCAACACCTACCAGGACCGGTCCGAGCATAACCCGCGCTGGGAGCAAGCGGATATGGCCTATCGCGTGCGCTACTACGACCGCGAAACCGGTCAGCTGACCTTCAAATATGTGCCGCGCAAGCCGAGCGGCAACGAGCTTGCCACCTATCACCACATCAAGGGCTTCGCCGTCGTGCAGAGCAAGGTTGCCTGATATGAAAGACCTGACCACACCGGCCATAGATGCGGTCAACGCCCTCATGGGTGACGGGGTACCTGACGATCTCACCCAGAAGATACTGGAGCTGAGCGTCGAGGCCATGCACATGCACATGCACCACGAGCGCCAGCAGGCCGAAGCGCGCAGTAATCGAGGTGCCGAGCAAACCGAGTGCGAAATTGACGAAAACGGCTGGCTCAACGAGGGATGGGCAGCCTGGCGCCTGACCCTGCCGATGGTGGATAACCAGGCCGTGATCTACTTCACCCGCGAACCGACCTATGCGCAGTGCGTGGCGTTCTCTCGGGCTGCAGGTGTGCGGGTAGATCAGGCAGTTGTCGAGGAGCGCGAGTAATGGCGAACTGGACGGAGGAGGATGTCGCCCGCCTGCAAAAGCGCAAGACGGCCCCCAAGCCCACCAGCACGCAGCGAATGCAGGCGCTGGGCAGACTGAAAACCGGCCAGATGAACAAGACAGAGGAGCGCTTTGCCCAGCATCTGGAGCTTGAGCGCCACACCGCTAGGGTGCAGTGGTGGAAGTTTGAGGGCGTCAAGCTGATGCTGGCGAAGAACACCTCACTGACTGTCGATTTCGCTGTGCTGCCTGACACCGGAATCCTGACCATGATCGACGTCAAGGGGGCGAAGGCGCTTTTCACGGATGATGCCAGGGCAAAAATGAAGATCGCCGCTGACACCTACCCGTTTGTGTTCAAGGTCGCGTACCCGCAGTCAAAGGCTGAGGGTGGCGGCTGGGTAATCGAGGAAATCGTGCCCTGACTGTTGCCAAAACGACAACGCAGGGCCCAAGATAGCAACAATTGATTCGGCTGGTGGGCAAAGCAGGAGTGACTCCCTGACTCCATCCAGCTACAATGAAGACCGAACCGCTTTGTTTTGCAGTGTCTTCTCAGTCCATTTTGGTCTGGGTGGAGAGTCACCACTGCAAGCAAGCGGTTTTTTTATGCGAGCATTTTATGCAACCGACAGAAAAGTATTCATTGATTTACGCTGACCCGAGTTGGTCATACGACAACAAGGGATCCCGGGCGAAAGCCGAAAACCACTACCCCACAATGACCCTGGCTGAACTCAAGCGCCTGCCCGTATGGGATCTGGCTGCTGATGATGCCGTTCTCGCGATGTGGTGGGTCCCCCCGATGCCGCTGGAGGCCATCCAGCTGGCGGAGGCCTGGGGCTTCAAGGTCAAGAACATGTGTCTGTTCTCCTGGCACAAGCTCAACAAGCTGGCGGAGCAGCACATCGACAGCCAACTGGCCGCCCACGCCGCCGCCTGCTACGCGATAACCGGCGCCGAAATCCTCGCCCTCATCGCAGAGCAAACCCGCATGGGCCTGGGCAACTACACCCGCAGCAACGTCGAGAACGTGCTGGTGGCCGTAAAGGGCAAGGGTCTTCCCCGTCTGCAGGCAAACATCAAGCAGATGATCATGGCGCCCATTGGCAAGCACAGCGCAAAGCCGACAGAAATCCGCGAAGCCATCGAAAAGCTGTACGGCGACGTGAAGCGCGTCGAGCTGTTCAGCCGCAGTGACGCGGCCGGCTGGGACCACTGGGGCAACGAGGCCCCCACAAACTCAGTCGAGCTGCGCCCCGGCGTGGCTATCATCCCTGCGAACGACAACCACGCGCCGACAGAGGCGCAACTGCGCGCTCATCTCGCTTGGCTGGTTCGCGAGACGAAGGGAGAGTGGTTCGGGAAGTGCACCCATATCGCAAGGGATGGAGCTGAGGATTATGTGTGGACAGGCCCCGCCTCGATGCCGAGCCTGTCCAACTACGCCGAGTATCACTGGTTCACCAAGGCCGAGTACCTGGAGCGCAAGGCGGAGCTGCAGAACAAGCCTGGTTGGGATGAAGCCCCAGATTGGGCGCTATCAGTTACCCAGCGCCGCAGCGGAGAATGGTTCTGGCTTGGCTCCACTGAGCGGTTTGCCGGCCCCAGTTCAAGCACGGGGTGCGTTGGCGAGGTAATTGGAGACTGGCGCGAAACCCTTGAGCGGCGCCCTGAATCAGACCCGCAGCAGGCCACCAGCCAAGCAGGGGGTGCAGCATGATCACCCTTCAAAAAGGCGCCGTGTACAAAAGCCGGTGGAACGGCATGGTGGAGTACATTGGCCTAGACCGCTTTCATGGTGAAACCACACACAAGTTCCGCAGGCTGGCTTACGGCGGCACGACCTACATCCAGCCGGAACAGCTGGACGAGTTTCTGGCACAGCAGGAAACCCTGGAGACTGTCAAGCAGCAGCGCGACGAGTTGCTGGCAGCCACCAAGGTATTGCTGGAGGTATTGAACAAGTACGGCTCCACCACCAGCAACATAGAAGTGGTCACCTCTGCTGACGAGGAAATCGCGGCGGCGTACCGCCAGGCCAGAAAGGCAATATCCAGCGCAGAAGGGGGTGCATCATGAGCAAGCGATTTGGCCGCAACCAGAAGCGCCGCCTTGTGCAAGAGCTGGCGCAGCTGCAGGCAGTTAACCAAACCCATATCGAAGTGGCTGGCACTCAGATATCCGAAAACAGCCGCCTGCGTGCCGCTCTGCGCGATGCCGAGGCTGTGCTTGGTCTGGATAACCCCGCCTTCCGTGCAAACGTCATGGAGGCACTGGGGCCCACCAAATACGACCCCATGGCCACCGTTCGCATGCGCAACGGCAACTATGCGCACCCCATGACCATGAAGCTGGACGAGCGCCCGCTAAGCCACCGCCAGGAGGCTCACGTATTCCTGACCTACAAGCACCACCGCTGGGGCTATGCAATCACCGAGGAGGCCCTGCACTGGTACCCACGCGAGGTGCTGTCCCACCGCATAGCCCATGAGCTCACCCACCTGGTGCTTGATGAACTGAACAAACTGGGGGTCCACAGATGAGCAATACGCACGACTACACCAACGCTCATCGTGGTTTTGGTCACGACATCACCTATCGCCCCCTGGACGAAAAAGGAATCCGCCTTGGCGCCACCGGCTGGGGTGCCGGGCTTAAAGCTGGAAATTTTGTCCTACTGTCGAATGGAAATGGCGAAACCCGCTACCAAGTGGAATCCATCAGCTATTTCGCTGATCCCGCCGACATGTGGAAAGCGGTACTGGTGTTCGCCCCACGTCAAGGTGGTGCTGCATGAGCAAACCCTTATTCACAGAGGTAACTCACCACGTAGCCCGCAAGCAGCACCAGTGCTGTGAGTGTGGCGGCATCATAGAGCCCCTGGACGTCTACGAGCGCACCAAGGGCCAATGGGATGGGGAGTTTTCGGTCTACAAGGTCTGTGTGCCCTGCATTGAGGCCCGTGACTGGCTGATCAACGAGACGGAGTGGAAGCGGGACTTCTTCACCGCGCCCGGGATCGACTGGTATTTCACGAAGCTGCGCGAGCACCTGATGGATTATGGCCTGGATGGAGACCCAGCCAAGCGCATGAACGCCTATCGCTACGTGGTGCGGATGAACTGGCGCCGGCAGGATGCGTCTGGCGCGTTCCACCTGGACGACGGGAGGGCTTCATGAGCTTTCAGGCAATGACATGGGCTTGCGATCAGGACCTGAGAACGGCAGAGAAGATGGTCCTGCTTATGCTGGCCAACCGCTGCAACCACGATACTGGGCGGTGTGACCCATCTCATCGGAACCTGGCCAAGGACTGCGGCATGAGCAAGTCAACGCTCAAGCGCAGCATCGACCGACTGGAGGGTTTGGGCTTGCTGACGGTGGAGGGCAGATCACAGGATGGCGTCTCACTACCAAACCAGTACCACTTACACCTAGAGGTGAGTTCACAGAGACCCCACCCAGTCCGTAAAAAACGCACGGTGGGTTCGCAGCAGGCTGAGGGGTCGGTTCAATCTGAGGGGGAGGGGTGGGGTCACAGTGAGCTACAAACCAGTAATTTAAACCAGGAAGATAAACCAGGAAGTAAACCTTTATCCGTTGCCGAAAATTCGGCACCGGCCCCGAGAGGTACTGGCGTGTCTGTAGTGTTGCCAAAAGAGAAACAGGTGGATCAGGAAGAAACCGTCTTCCAGGCCAAATGCCGTGCCTGCTGGGACTCTTACAAGGCTGCGTACTTCGACCGCTACCAGACCGGCCCGATCCGCAACGCCAAGGTGAACGCCCAGGTTAAGCAGCTGGTGCAGCGACTGGGGGAGGAGGCCGCACCGGTGGCTGACTTCTTCGTGCGCAACATCAACGAGACCTACGTGGTGCGCAATTGCCACGAACTGGGGGTGCTGGTGGCCAAGGCCGAGGCTTACCGCACCCAGTGGGCGACTGGCCGTGCCATGACAGCAGGGCAGGCCCGACAGATAGACAGCACTCAAACCAACGTGAACGCCGCGGAACAGGCCAAGGCCATGCTGCGTGCCCGCAGGGACCGGGAGGGAAGCTAAATGACCCATGAGCAAGAGGAGCAGATGGTGGATATGATCATGGTGACGGCTGAGGTGATGGGGCACGAGCTGAAACCCGCTGCCGTGATGATGATGGTTTCCGACCTGGCTGAATATGAGTTCTCTGCGGTGGCCAACACCTTGAACCGGTGCCGCAAAGAGCTGTCCGGCCGGCTGACGCTGAAAGGCATCATTGAACTACTGGCGCCAGCTGGTGGATGGCTTGCTGCAAATGAGGCGTGGTCGAGGGCCTTGCCGGCAGCCGACGAGAGCAGGACAGTTGTCTGGTCCCGCGAGGCTCGCCAGGCCTGGTTCGTGGCGCTGCCGATGATTGAAGCGGGCGACAAGGTGGGGGCCCGCATGGCCTTCATCGCTGCATACGAGCGAGAGGTGGCCAACGCCAAGAACAGCGGGGCAAAGCCGCAGTACGAGGTGTCACCGGGTGAAGACAAGATAATGCACGAGGCCGCGATCAGGCAGGCGCAGACAGAGGGCCTGCTCCCCCCACCTGCGCCGGTGCTGGCTCTGCCGCCACCAACCAAGCAGCAACAGGCCGCGATGGAGGATAACCGCGCCAAGATAGCTGCTGCCCTGCAGGAGCTTGCTGCCAAGATGCACGGAGCCAATGAGCCTGATCGACTGGCCGCCGAGCGCCGCAGGGCTGAGAGCATGCAGAGAGCCAACGAGTATTTCGAAAACCTGGAAAGGGGCGGCCAGTGAAAGAGACCTACGCCCAAATGAAGGCCCGTCACCGCACCGAAGAGCGGATCGCGGCCGAACAGCACGCAAGACGCCTGCAGACCATGCGCGAGCGCCATTTCAGCGAAATGATGCAGGTAGCAAATCCATCACTACGGACTAAACAAGATGACTGAACAAACCAAATTGACAGCCGGCGAAGCGGCAAACCTGGCTCACACCTCCCTGTCCACGCAGATCGGGCACATCCTGCAGATGCCTGACGGCCCGGCCAAGGTCGCCATCGGCAGCTTTGAGAGCCTGCTTACCGCTAACATGACCATGATCATCGAGGCATCCAACGGCATGGTTGATGAGCAGAACGCGCTGATTGACCTGCTGGAGGCCAGAGATGAGGAGCTTGAAGCCGCTAAGGGGTGTCACGCTTTCCTTGAGAAAGAATACCTATCCCTCAAGAAAGTCAGTGAGCGGCTGATAGAGGGTCGCCGCGCCGACGAGGACAAGGTGCGCAAGATCGAGGCAGCCAGCGCCCAGCTGGTGCATCAGCGCGATGCTCACAAGAGGGACGCAGACGAAGGCCGCCGCTTCAAGTCAGAGCTGGACAAGGCCAAAGCCCGCATCAAGCGCATGGAAGAGGCTGCCATCAAGCGTGAGGCTGAGCACAACGAAGACAAAATGAAGCTGCAGCGCACCGAGTCTCTGCTGATGCGCGCCGCTCGTGGGGTGGTGCAGGCCAAGGACGCAATCACCCATACCCAGCACCAGATGATCCTGGAGGGGCTGCAGGCCGAGAAGATTATCGAGGTAGCCGGGATTCACTACTACTTGTACCGCCGCCCATGCGTCGTGTCGCAAACGTTCAAGCCCACAGGCGATGAGGTGGTCAGCCGCGACCACATGTATATCTACCGGGTCGAAACGTCAGCAGGGTACCACTGGGACGCTGTGCCGCTGCAAAACGGCGACATCGGTACCGTCAAGCACAAGGCCATCCCCAAGGACGTCAAGAAGTACCTGTTCGAGCAGTACAGGGAGAGCGCCATGTTTGATGTGGGCCAGGCTGTGTTGAAGGGGCCGGAGCTGACGGAAGGCATGGACAGCCTCACCACTGTGCTGGCAGAGCTTGAAGCCATCGACCACAGCCTGACGCCGATCAAGGTGAAAGACAGCCTGAAACAGACCAAGGCCCGCAAGATGCTTGGCAAGGGGAGGACGGCATGAATCGCGCCAGTCCGGTTGACATGAGAAGGTCTTTGGATATGGCCAAGGCGCTTCAGGAGGCCGGCATCCTATTCATCCCGATGCCGGTTGCCAATGCGGCCGAGGCCGCAGAGAGAATTGAGGAAGCGCAGGCTAGGCTGGAAGAGATGGCATTGGATGCTGATGCTGGGGGTGAAACTTGAGTATCGTGCAAGATGTGGCCGAGTGGATAAACGCTCGGCCAGGCGGCGCAATCAGTGCGGATGTGGCGGCGCAGTTCTCCATGACAGTCAGCGAGGCCAGCGTCTTACTGAGTCAGATCCACCGAGAGAAACGCTTCACAACCCGGATTGAGCACTTCTGCCTACGCGATGAGAACGGGAAGGGGCGGCACACCCGCCGCCTTTTCGTTGACCTGGTGCAGGATCCGCAGTGGCACAAGACACCGGTGGTAGGTGAGAACGAAGAGGAGGAGCAGGTTGTCAGGTTCGCCAGCGTCACAGATGCCGAGCGCATCGGTGGCTTCTGCCGGCACAGCATCACGCTTTGCCTGAACGGCACCCAGGAGAAGCACGGCGGTTATCGCTGGAGGGAGGATATCAAGGGGCAATGAGTGACGAGGTTCAGGTGAAATGACATAGGAGCGCTTTAGAGCGCTCCTTTCTTTTTGCCCTGCCGCTGGTATTGGTGCAGGCACAAAAAAGCCGCTGCGGTCGAAATGGACCCGTCAGCGGCGACATTCAGTGGTTTGACTTACTGCTTTGTAAGCTCCAGCAGGGCTTGGTTGATGGTTTCCTCTTTGGTCTTCTTGTTTTTCTTCATCGCATCATCCAGGGCCTGGGCAGCTGCCGGGGTCAGCCAGACGTTTGTCTTCACGTCCCCTTTCGCCTTGCGCTTGTCGTAGTAGGTTTTCACGTACCCGGCTTGGCGCTCTCTCTTTTCGTCGTTCATGCACTCTCCTTCGGAGGGAAGTTGCTGCTAACCCAGCGCTTGATGGCGGTCGGGTCACGGAAGGCCACCGCCATATGGGTGAAGTCCTTGGGGTGCTTCTTGTGTGCGCTGCCACCGGCTGGGGCTGATTTCTTACCCATTGAGCGGGATCCCCTTTGCGTCGTTGATGAGCATGGCAGCTGCCTTGGCCATCACCCTGTTGCCGCGGCTCTTGTCTTTTACCACGGCGTGCGCCAGATCCAGCGCTTCATCAGCCCAGGTTGCGCTGACGTCAGGCGCTGGGCCGATCAGATCGTCGGCATCCGTGCCTTCTACCATTTTGCCAAGCTCCAAGGCTGCGATGGTGTCATCTCGCTCGGCTATCCCGCGCACCAGGCTGTTCAGGTACGTTGCCTTGGCTTCCAGTGCGCTCCACACATCCCGTAGCGGAGTGCCACCATTGAGCTGCAGCAGGTTGCAGACGGCGCCAATGAAAACATCCCTGTCCCTGGCCGTATCTGGGCTCTCGTTCCAGCGCGTGAACAGGTTCACCACCTCGCTGTGCAGCGACTCCAGGATCTCGTAGTCAGCTGCAATGGCATCGGCCAGCGTCTCTACCGGCTCGCCATCCACCTCGGGGATCAGCTGCAGCTCACCAAGCAGGCCGTAGATGAAACCTTCGCGCTCTTCCAGCAGATCGGCAGTCGCAGTATCTTCCAGCACCTCCTGGCGCACCTCTGTCACAGCTGGGCGCTCAAGTGCCAGCAGCGCGTGGCGCATCAGGTGCAGGGCAGGCGCTGCCTTTCCGTCGATACCTTCTTTGTCTGCGAGATGTTCGCGCAGCTTCTGCACAAGTTCTTTGTTGTCCATATAGTCTCCGGTAGTTTTGTGGGGCTCTATGCAATATTTTCGCTATCGCCCCGGTAAAATTGGATAATGCAGCGCAAAGTTTGCGTATCAGGCCGCTGGCTTTTCATCGCTAAGCAGGCAGCACACCAAGAATAGGAGTATGGCTGTCATTATTGCGCGTCCTCCGGCTTTGGTGCGGCATCGAGCATGGCCACCCACTGATAAACAGGTGACTCGTGGCGGTTGCCATTGTCATCAAAGGCATATCCGTCCTCCCAGTCGCTATCAGCCTTGCGGAAGGCTGCGAGCATTTCATTTGTTGGCAGTCTTGGAACTATCTGCCAGCCATCCGGCGCCACTGCGCCACGCTGAGAGTAATCATTGAGCTGGGCAACCAACTGATCCCGCTGGTCCTGCATCTTGTTCTGTGCGCTCAGGGCGATGTTGTGCTTACGCTGCAGCTCCACCAGCTCGACAGCCACCTGGTGAGGGCTCTTCATTTCAAGTAATTCAAAGGCGCGGTCTGCGACTTCCTTGACTTCATCTGTAATATCCATCTCGTATATCCTTGCGTTGGTAAAAGTAAATTAAATTTACTCTTAGATATTAATGCTTAGATGCAATATCCGCAAGGAATGCTGAATGAATACCTGAATTACTCCATGCGCAGCGCCAGAACGACCACTAGCGGCTCATTGCCAGACGACAGGCCGCACCACACGCCACCGCTTAAACCGAGCGCGGCTTTGACCGAAATCAAATCATCCAGGAACAATTCATCGTAAGTGCAGTCTTTGCACCCGCCGATGGACACGGCCTCGACCGCCACCATGTTTATTATCCGGTGCGCGCCCCTGGAGAGGGTTATTCTCTCCCACCTGATGATTTCCTTCGCCAACTCAGTCAGTGTTTGCAATTAGGAACCCCCGTTTCTAAAATCGCACCAATTGCGATCCGTACTGTGTGTACGGCGCGATCCCCGGAGTCAATCCACTGAATGCGAAGCAGCTATGCAAAAAAAACCAGCAGACGCCAAAAAACCACGCACAAAACCAGCAGCAAAACGCAGCCCAAGCCGTGCAAAGGCTGACACTGGCCTCAATTTTGAGCAGCAGGCTTTCGTCGATGAACTATTGTCAATGGAGCGTCGTGTCGCATGGAAGGCCTACCAGCGCGTCTACCGCGTAACCAACAAGGCGGCATGCGAAGCTGCAGCCTCCCGACTGTTAAGCCTCGTTAAGGTGCAAAAGGCCATCTCTGAGGGCGAGCAGGCCCGCTTGCGGCGCGTGGAATACAGCCAGGATCAGATGTTCAACCGGCTGTTCTCGATGATGACTGCTGATGTGGGTGAGATTGTCGAGCACAGGCGCGAGAACTGCCGCCAGTGCAATGGCATTGACCACAAGTATCAGTGGAAGGATGAGGCTGAGTTCGAGCGTACCTGTCGAGATATCGACGCTGCTGACGGGGATAAGGCTTCCTATCCATCTACCGATGGCGGCTTTGGTTTTGACCCTCACGCGCTACCACACCCAGATTGCCCGAACTGCGGCGGTGAAGGCCATGGGCGCACTCACATCCACGATACCCGGTTCCTCTCACCTGGGGCTCGCATGCTCTACGCTGGCGTGAAGGAAACTCAGAACGGCATCGAGGTGAAGGTAAACGATCAGCTCGCAGTTGCCAGGTTGATGATGCAGCATATGGGCATGCTGGATCCGAAGCTCACGCTCAAGGGCGACAATGAGAATCCACTGGTCGCCCTGTTGAAGAGTCTGCCTGGCAGTACGCTCAGGCCCGTTGAGGATGACTAATGCCCAGCAATCAGGCTGATATTGTTGATGGTGCGCGTTATGTCTGGCCACACCTTGTGGATGGACAGCATACCTGCGGCCAGCTCTACCGTTCTGCTGACATCCTTTCGCGGCTTCTCCCAGTTCTGGTAGCCGCGAAGGGTTACACCCAGCTCTTCCGCCGCCTGTTCTTGCGTCCACCCCATACCGATACGCCAAAGGCGCAGCTCAAAACCTTTCATATATCACCCCGCATTGTGCAGATTTTTCGTAATGACCTCGGTAAAACCCTATCACATTACGCAAGATTTGCACATTGCATGGTGATTGGGGGTGCGATTGGCTGCTAACCCGTCGTACCTGCAAGCGCTCAATGCGCCATCCACTGCCGGCCGCCTGCCTTCATTCCTCGACCCTGATGAACCAGCCACTGTATCGGTGCCGGTTCCGCACGACTTTGTGCCCACCTCTGCTGCTGACCTGGCTGTGTGTCTATCTGACCCCATGTGGCGCATCTGCTCTGGGGTGCTCTACAAGATAATGGTCAAGGGCGACGACAACGACGACAGTGATGACGCCCTGGTCGTGCCCTTCAAGCCAAACCGCGCACAGCGGCGCCTGCTCAAGAAGATGCACAGCCGCAATATCATCCTCAAGGCGCGACAGCTCGGCTTTACCACGCTCATCTGCATCTTCTTCCTCGACTGCGCCCTGTTCCGCAACAACATCCGGGCAGGCATCATCGCCCACGAAGAGGACGCAGCCCGGGCAATCTTCCGAGACAAGGTGAAGTTCGCTTATGAGCAACTGCCCATAGCCCTGCGCGAAGTGATGCCGCTCAAGCGTGACGCTGCAGAGGAGCTGCTGTTTGCCCACAACAACAGCTCTATCCGTGTTTCTACGTCCATGCGTTCCGGTACCATGCACTACCTGCACATCTCCGAGTTCGGGAAGATATGCGCCAAGCGCCCTGACCGAGCAGAGGAAGTGGTGCGAGGGTCTATCCCTACCGTTCCTACCCATGGCGGCATGCTGTTCATAGAGTCCACCGCAGAGGGCCGCAGCGGGCACTTCTACAACATGACCGAGAAGTCACAGCGCCTTGCTGACCTGGGGCGCAGGCTCACACCCAAGGAGTACCGCTTCCACTTCTTCCCATGGTGGCAGGAGCCGAACTACCGGATGGACCCGGACGATGTGGTCATCAGTGCGGCTGACGATGAGTATTTCGACAAGATTGAGGGTGAGATGGGTACCCGCATCGACATCGAGCAGCGTGCTTGGTGGGTATCGACCCGGGATAACGACTTCTCGGGCGAAGAGGAGTCGATGTGGCAGGAATACCCATCCACACCAGGGGAAGCCTTTCAGGTATCGAACAAGGGTTGCTACTATGCTGTCCAGATGGCCCTGGCCAGGAAGCAGAAGCGCATCGGCGCCGTATCCTTTGAGCCTGGCGTGCCGGTCAATACCTTCTGGGATATCGGCAATAGCGATGGTACCGCCATCTGGTTCCACCAGCAGGTGGGCACCCAGCACCGCTTCATCCACTTCGAGGAGGGTTGGGGAGAGCCCTACGCCCACTACGTCAGGAAGATGGACGACTTCCAGCGCAAGACCGGTTGTGTGTGGGGTCGCCACTACCTGCCGCACGACGGAGCGCACGAGAAGCAGGGCGAGATCAACAACAACTCCCCACGGGTCATGCTGGAGAACCTGGGCCTGCGCAAGATTGAGATAGTCCCGCGGATCTCTGAGATACAGCACGGCATATCCGCTACCCGTGACTTCCTCTCTTCGTGCTGGATTGACGAGACAGGCTGCAAGGAGGGCATTGTTCACCTCGATAGCTACAAGAAGAAATGGAATACCGTGCTCCAGTGCTGGATGGATGAGCCGCAGCACGATGTCCACTCAGAAGCCTCAGACGCATTGCGACAGGCAGCACAGACATTCGTGAACAACCAGACGGGCGCGAAGGCTGGCAGCAGGCCAAAGCGCCGCAACCGCTCCGGCATGGCAGCTTAAATATTGGCTAATCTGTTGCTAAAACGGCAACATATAGCGCATAACGACAACAGGCGGTGATACCACATGACGCACTTCGATTTGGACCTGACACAATCGCACTTCGTGAAGACGCGGGGCGACCTTACGCTGTACGGCAGCTGGTACGGTGAACGGCTCAGGCCCTGCCTTGTCGTTATGCCCGCCTTCAAGCCTGGCACCCCGCTGGTTGTCGAGCTGGATTCCGCTTTCCGCTGGAACCCTGACGATCCCGAAGTCAGCCCCCGCGCTTCCGCTGCCCTGGTTATGCAGTTCCTGCAGGCAAACGGCATGGACTACGTGAATGGCATCACCCACATGCGCGTGCTGTCCCTCATTCATGACCACCTGGGCGATCTGGTGAAGATGCCGGTCAAGCCCCTCAAGACTGTCGTAGTTGGTGATGCGTTCCGCACTGACACAGACACTGGCAAGGTCACCCACCAGGAGATTGTCAAACGTGTTTGATGCAGAGCATAAGAACACCGGCATGGACTTTGCCGAGGGGCGGCTTGACAGTCGTGACCCATACTCCCGCCTTGAAAAGGCAAGCGATGACCGGGAGCAGGAGCAGCGCAACCCACTGGATAGCCCTGCGATGGTCGAGCAGCACAGGCTGCTGCTGGGTATCTATCAGGATGAGCTGGACCGACAGTCAGAGAACCGCGTCGATATGGCGGTTGATGCTGACTTCTATGACAACATCCAGTGGCGAGAGGATGACGCCAAGGAGCTGCGGGACCGTGGCCAGATGCCTCTGGTCTACAACGTCATAGCCGGTGCCGTTAACTGGGTGCTGGGTACCGAGAAGCGCGGCCGCACTGATTACCGGATCCTCCCCCGCCGCAAGGATGCCGCCAAGCCTGCCGAGCGCAAGACCCAACTGATGAAGTACCTGAGTGATGTGAACATGTCCCCGTTCCATCGCTCCAGCGCATTCGAGGATTGCGTAAAGGTCGGCGTGGGCTGGATGGAGAGCAGCGTCCAGAACGAGGACGACGGCGAGCCTGTGACCATGCGCTACGAGAGCTGGCGCAATATGCTGTGGGATAGCGCCTGCACTGCAAAAGACCTGTCTGACTGCCGCTATGTCATTCGCTCCAAGTGGCTTGACCTCGATATCGCTGAGGCCATCTTCCCTGACCGCTGCGGCACACTGCGGGCATCAGCCTCTGGCAGCGCCTACTACTCTGGCCTCGACCAGCTGGGTGATGAAGCCATGGACAGCCAAGAGGACAGCCTCAATGGCTATTCCTCGCAGATGGCAGTCGTCAACGGTCAAAAGCGCCTGCGTGTGCGGGTGATGGAGATCTGGTACCGCAAGCCCAAGAAGGTCATGCGGATGGTCGGCGGCGACTTTGCCGGCGAGGTGTATGACGAAGAGAGCCCGGCCACTGGCCACCAGGAGAGCATTCAGAAGGGCGAGGGTGTACCGGCACTGCGTACCATGATGCGCATGCACGTCGCCTTGCTGTGCGATGTGGGCATGCTCTACCTCGACGAATCCCCTTACCGCCACAACGATTTCCCCTTTACCCCGATCTGGTGTTACCGCCGCAGCCGTGACGGCCTGCCCTACGGCATGATCCGTGGCATGCGCGATATCCAGGAGGACATCAACAAGCGGGCATCCAAGGCGCTCTACATCCTGTCCACCAACAAGGTGATCATGGACGAGGGCGCAGTCGATGACCTGGATGAGTTCCGGGAGGAAGTCGGCCGGCCTGACGCTATCCTCATCAAGAAGAAGGGTCACGAGATGACCATCAACGCCGAGCGCGAGCTGGCGCCGGCACATCTCGACCTGATGAGCCGTTCCATATCCATGATCCAGAGCCTGTCCGGTGTGACAGATGAGAACATGGGCCGCCAGACCAATGCCACCAGCGGTCTGGCTATCGGTCGCAGACAAGAGCAGGGCGCCATGGCCACTGCGGGGATCTTCGATAACCTGCGCTTTGCCGTGCAGGTGCATGGTCAAAAGGAGCTGTCCCTCATCGAGCAGTATTTCAGTGAGCGCAAGCAGTTCCGCATCACAAACATGCGCGGCACCCCTGAGTACATCGAGGTGAATGACGGCCTACCCGAGAACGACATCACCCGCAGCAAGGCTGATTTCATCATCAGTGACCAGGATTGGCGAGCAAGCGTGCGCCAGGCACAGACAGAAGAGCTGTTCGGCCTGCTGCAACAGCTCGCACCAGTCGCTCCCCAGGTTGCTATGGTTATGCTCGACCTCATTGTTGAAGGCATGGACATCGCCAGCCGTGATGAAATCGTGAAGCGGATCCGCCAGGTTACCGGCATGAGAGACCCGGACCAGGAAGAGCTGACACCGGAAGAGCAGGCCGAGCAGGACGCCAAGGACCAGGCAGCAGCACAGCAGCAAGAGCTGCAGATGCGCGCCGCCATGGCCGACATTGCAGCCAAAGAGGCCAAGGCCGGCAAGGACCAGGCAGACATCCAGAAGACGATGGCTACCATACGCCAGATCATGGGCACCCTGGCCGGCGAGAACGTGGCCACACAGACCAAGGCCATCGAGGCTGCACTCATGGCGATAAGTTCCCCAGGCGCAATACGGGTCGCAGATGGTATGCTTCACGAAGCTGGCTATGTGTCTCGCACAGAAGAGGAGGACGTGGCCGCCCAGACAGAACAAGCCATGGCTGCACAACAGATGCAGCAACAGGCCATGCAGCAAGAAGCTGCACCCCAAGAATCCCAACCACAACCGCAGGCGTTAGGCCTGCAATAACGGAGAATGACCATGACGGGCACTGTACCGGACTTTTTGCAGGACGAATTTACCCAACAGCAATGGGACGACCTGACCGACGCCGAGCGCGAAGGGATGATGGATGATGGCGAGGGCAGTGATGCGGACCCTACACCTGATGAGCAGCGCCTGCAGGACGAGGCTGGCGCCAAGCGTGAAGCCGACGCCATTGCCGCTGCTACCAAGCCTACTGAGCAAGCCGCCGAACAGGCAGCAGAGCAACCGGCCGCTGAGGCTGCTGCAGTGGAAGAGAAGCCAGCCCCAGCTATCCCACGCCCCCGCGGTGTGATTGATGCTTCACTGCCGGAAGACTTCGAAGAGCGGGTGAAGACCAACGAGCAGGCCTTGCTGGATCTGGACAAGAAGTATGACGATGGTGACATCTCCCATACCGAATGGCGGGCAGAGCTGCGCAAGCTGGATCGCGAGAGTCGTGACCTGGAGAAAATGAAGGACCGTGCCGAGCTGGCGCGGGAAAGCAGCCAGCAAGCGCTGATGAACCACTGGCAGGGCCTGATCCAGCCGTTCCTGGGTAAGCACCCAGAGCTGGCAGAAGACCAGGTGTCGATGGATGGCTTTGACAGCTACCTCAAGGCAACCACTGGCCCGGTCATGGAAGCAGGCGGCACTCCTGGCCAAGCCGAGATCGACAAGGCCTATGGTATGTGGTGCAAGCGCTTCAACTTCACCCCGGCCGGCGAGCAGCAGCAACAAGCACCAGCTGGCAAGAAGTCGATCACTGCGCCTCCTACTCTGGGCGGGCTGCCTGTCTCCAACGGTAACTCGGTAGAGGATGGCCGCTGGGCTGCACTCGACCGGTTGGAAGGTGTGGCCTACGAGGAGGCGCTGGGCAAGCTCTCAGCCGCTGAACTCGACGCATACTCCCAGCGGGCATAGGAGACATATCGTGATTAAACATGACCTCAAGCTGGGTGAAGACCTCTGGATCGGCGGTGTAAAAATCAAGATGGTGCACAAATCAGGGCAGGTTTGCTCGCTGATCATCGACGCGCCGGATGATGTAGTGGTAAGGACTCCCAAGTCACAACGGAAGGAAAAGGAGGGGCAAGCCCCGCAAGAGGCTGTTTAGTCACGGATGCAGTGTTTGCAATTCGACAACACTGGATTGATAATCACAACGTTTGAAAGTGCTGCGCATGACGTGCGGTCAATGACAACCCGCACGTTTGAGGACAAGCACTATGGGTCAAACCGTAATCCGCTTTGGTGACCCCAAAGCCGTCAAGGTCTGGTCTGGCCGACTCTTTAATGAGACGGACAAGCAGGCCTACTTCACCAAGTTCGAAGGGACTGGCGACAACAGCATCATTCAACGCAAGACTGACATTGAATCTGCTGCTGGCGACCGGATCTCCTTCGACCTTTCCGTCAAGCTCCGTGGCAAGCCCACCTCTGGCGATGGTCGCATCAAGGGTAAGGAAGAACAGCTCAAGTTCTTTACCGATGAAGTGATCATCGACCAGCTGCGTCATGCCGTGTCCGCTGGTGGTCGTATGACCCGCAAGCGCACCGAGCACGACCTGCGTACCGTGGCCAAGGACCGTCTGTCCGAATACTGGGCCAAGTACATGGATGAGCTGAAATTCATCTACCTGTCTGGCGCCCGTGGCATCAACGAAGACTTCTATGAAGACGTTGACTACACCGGTCACGCTGACAACCCGCTGCGCGCCCCTGACAGTGGTCACCTGATGTTTGGTGGCGCAGCTACCAGCAAGGCGTCCCTGACCGCCACTGACACCATGTCCCGCTCCCTGGTGGAGCGTGCCGTGAACAAGGCCCGCATGATGCAGGCTCGCGATCCGAAAGCTACCAGCCTCGTGCCGGTAACCGTGGGTTCCGAGAAGCATTACGTGATGCTGATGTCCCCCGACCAGGAAACCGACCTGCGCAACGAAACCGGCGAACGTGGCTGGCTCGAAGTTCAGAAAGCGGCTGCCGGTGCCGAGGGCAAGGCTAACCCCATCTTCCGTGGTGGCCTGGGCATGATCAACAACGTGGTGCTGCACTCCCACGAAAGCGCGATCCGTTTCAAGGATTACGGCGCTGGCTCGAACGTTCACGCTGGCCGTGCGCTGTTCATGGGTCGTCAGGCTGCTGTCATTGCCTATGGCAACGGCGGTGGTGGCATGCGTTTCAACTGGAAAGAAGAAACCGACGACTACGGCAACGAGCCGACTGTTGCAGCCGGCACCATCATCGGGATCACCAAGACCCGGTTCAACTCGCGTGACTTCGGTGTGGTGTCTATCGATACCGCAGCGAAAGACCCGAACGCCGCATAAGGGGAAGAGCACATGGCTATCGTGAAATCGCAACACGCGAAGGGTCTCAAGCAGACCATTCGCCCCCAAACCGCTGGCGCAGTCCACGTTACCCACTTCACCTACGATGTGGGTGTAGAGGGTGCGCTGGGTGCTGGCGACATCCTGGAGCTGGGGATCATCCCCCCTTACGCTCGCATCGACCAGGCCAAACTGGTGACAGAAGGCACCCTGACCGGGCTTACCGCCGACGTTGGCGTGATGACCGGTGAAGTGGGCGCTGACTTGAACCCGGATGGTACTGCCCGCACCAGCGGCGCCGAGTTCTTTGACGACGCCGATCTGACCGTGCGCCTGGCATCCCTGTCCAAGGCTGACCCTCTGCTGCTCGCTCCCCAGGAATACGAGCGCTCTATCGGGGTCAAGGTATCCGGTGCGGTTGCGGCAGCCGCTGGCAAGCGTCTGCATCTGTTCCTGTACTACCACCAGTAACAGCACAACGGAAAGGGAGGCTCAGCCCTCCCTTTTTTCCTGTCTGACCCATGAAAGGGTAACCTCATGAAAATTGAATGCATCATCAAGCGCAAAGGCGGTTCCGTGATCGACATGGACGCGCCGGCACGCACCTACCACTTTGCCCCTGAAACCGGCAATCACGAAGACCCTCACGTTGCTGATGTGCTGGAGCAGAGCCACGTTCGCTGCCTGCTGCGGATCCGTGAAGCCTATCGCGTCCTGTCTGGTGAAGAACTGCCGGAAGAGGCGCAGCAGCAGATCAAGCACGAGCAAGAGCTGGTCGGCTCCAACATCCATTCCGCCAGCTACTCGATCAAGGGTGGCGAGACGATTGCCCTGGCTGACCTGGTTGCCATGGCATTTGAAGACTCCGGTCTGGACTATGACCAGTGGAACGAAGCCACTGATGAAGAGCGCTATGCCTACATCGACGCAACCCTGCTGGAGCTGCAAGTCGGTGTGGAAGATGAGCAGCCCATCGAGACAGCCAAACAAGAGCCTGTCGAGCAGGTAAAGCAGGAGACTGTGAAGCAGGATCCCGTTGTTCAGCCCAAGCCGGAAGAGAAGGCAGAGCCGACAGACCTGACTGACCTCCCGCGCAAAGAGCTGGCCGTGCTGTACCAGAAGCGTTTCGGCCGCCAACCGTCCACCCGCATGACCATTGACGACATCGCCAATGCGCTGAGCGAAGAAGACTAGGGGCCACCATGAAAGCCAGTGAGATTATGCACAGGGCCAGCCGTATCCTGCTCGATGAGGATTACACCCGCTGGACAATGACCGAGCTGGCAGAATGGCTGACTGACGCGCTGCGTGAAGTCGCCCTCATAGTGCCGAAGGCTACCAGCAAGAACATCACCGTGCCTTTGGTAGAGGGGACCCGCCAGCAGCTGCCGGCTAACTGCCAGCAGCTGCTGCGCGTCGTTCGCAACGTAGACGTGGTTGGCGATAACAGGGTCGGCAAGGGTGTCATCACGATAGTTGAGCGGCAGGGCCTGGATAGCCAGAACCCTAACTGGCACGACGGGCAGTATGTGCGCTTTCGTCCCTACGCCCGCCACTTTGTATTTGATGAGACTGACCCGCTGACCTTCTACGTGTGGCCAGGCAATGACGGTACCGGCAACATCGAGGCTGTGGTTTCTGTCATCCCTGATGCAGTCAAGCCGGTGGCTGGTGCGGATCCTGAATTGCTGGCGTCGTATGACGTCCCGCTAGGGGTCATCGATGTCTACGCCAACGCCATCCTCGACTACACCCTATACCGCGCATACTGCAAGGACGCGCAGAACGCTGGGGCAGCCAACCGGGCAGGGCTTTTTTATCAGCAGTTCTCTCAGTCGCTCGGGATCCGGGCCAACGCTGAGCTGGTGAACAGCCCCAACTATAAACAGACCGGGAACATAGCCCAATGAGAGACTTCTACGAGCTGGCGCCACATGTGATGCCATGGGCTCCGACCTGCCCAGAGCCGCTGATGATCCAGTATCTGCGCGATGCTACTATCGAGTTTTGCCGCCGTACCCGCAGCTGGCGCAGTGAGGAAATCTACAAGCTCACAGACCCAGAGCAGGACATCAACCTGATCACCTGCTGCGACTCCATCGTCCACGAGATAGAGCGCGTCCGGTACCGCGAGGACGGTCAGTCTATCTGGCAGCAGCCCATGCAGCCGATGTCCTTTGAAGAGGTGGACGACTGGCAAGGCGGTGAGGCCACACCGGTGTACTTCACCCAGCGCATTCCCAACACGCTGCGGGTCTGCCCATTCACCACGGGCGAGATCAAGGTGACGCTGTTTCTCAAGCCTGACCAGCAAGCCCAGACCCTCCCTGACTACATAGTCGAGCAGTACCCAGATGTAATCGCCGCTGGGGCACTGGCAAAGATCCTGATGCTGCCAGGCTACGATTTTGCCGAACCGAACCAGGCGATGATGTACCGGGCCATGTTTGACGAGGCCTGTGACCGCCATTTTCGTGACAACCTGAGAGGCCAGCAACGTGCCAGAGTCCGCACAAAGCCCCGTTTCCTCTGAACGGGTGCAGGGCGCCCCCATCGAGGCGGCACCGCAGAACCCACAGCGCCGCATGGTGGCGCCATCCGATAACAGGGACATCCGCTGATGCTCGAATACTTCTGCAAGCAGAGCCGTGAATCATTAGATTACACGGTGGATTTCAACAGGTTCCTGGTCGGCAGGGAATCTATCAACTCGGCCAGCGCGATCATCACCGCGCCAACAATAACCGTTCCGGCCGCAACGCTCATCATTACTCGGGTCGGATACACAAAGAACCAGGTGGCTGTCTGGGTCACCGGGGGCGAGGAAGGTGTGCAGTACACCGTCACCGTCAGCATTGGCACCGATCAAGGTCGCCAAAAAGAGCAGTCGTTTCTCATCCAGACATCTGGAACCGGCACCGCCGTGCCCATTGTCGATATTTCCGACGCGACTGCGACCATTGGTTTTCAACAATAAGGACTATCTATGAATACGGGCTCTGTACTCGCGCAGTTCACGATCACCCTCACTCAGGCCGTGAGCGAGCCGGTGCTGGTTGACTGGTACACCTCCGATGGCACTGCGAAAGCGGGTGTCGATTTCGCGGCCGGCAAGGGTACTGTCACCTTCGCCCCAGGCGAAACTGCCAAAGCCATCTCCATCCTCGTTTACGGCCGCGCTGTTGGTAGTGAAGACCGCTCCTTCTTTGTTGAGATGTTGCCTCCGGTGAACGCTATTCTGGGTGCTTCCATTGGCGAGTGCATCATTCACGTCGATACCACCGGCAGCACGCCGGTAACGGTCATCGTCGTGCCTTCCGGTCCTCGCGGTTTGGAGGGCAAGAGCGCCTATCAGGTGTGGCTTGACCTGGGGAACACCGGCACCGAGCAGGATTTCATCGACTCACTGAGACCGCCCATCAATGAGATCGCCGCAGAGGTGGCCCCGCTCATCGACGTGGGCAACACCACACTCACCGCGCTGGGTACCGAATCCCTCGGGCACCCTGACGCCACCAATGTGAAGGCTGTTGCCCGCCGCGTGGCATACGTCGGTGCAGCCAAGATTGCGACCGTTGGCCTTGCCGATGGTGAGAACACACTGGCTGTCGGTGATCTGACCGGTGACACCATCGACTTCAATGCGAATGGTTTTGTGCCGCGGATTCTGCGCGCTGGCGCAATGTTCGAGCCTTCTTGGTACATAAACACCGTAGGAAGACTGGTCATCAAAGCGGGAGTCGCTGGTGATGTGCTATACGCGACCCAGTACGATGTGGTCAGCAAGTCACAGCCGTTCGCTCGTGAGGGTGACGTCTTCGAGCACTACGAGCGCTCTACCTACAACAAAATGAGGTCGTTTGAAAAGGGCACTCACCGCCAGCTTACCAGCACTGCTGATGCAGTGCTGTGGGAGGGCGCCACAGGCGGCCAGGGTCCTTACTTCCGTTGGGACGGCACTTATCCCAAGACAGTGCCGCAAGGTTCAACCCCATTGACCACTGGCGGCATCGCTGCCGGAGCATGGGTGAGTGTGGGCAGCGCAAGCACCCGCTCCGACCTCGCATCGTCCGAGGCTGGCAAGGGTGTGGAGATGGTCCATAACGCAGCAAAGGCCACTGACCTCGCCCGCGTGGACAAGGAGGTTGTCTCCATTCTCCAGTTTGAAGGGGTGGACGACTACAGCGGCACCACTGGCACCAACAACCGGGTCCCAGTAAGTCAGGCATTCGCCGAGCTGGCAGCGAAAGGCGGTGGGGCAATCCTATTTCCGAAGACCGCGACCGGTGTTTACTACATCGACGGCAGCGACACTTCTGTCACCGATGCGGCTGGCATCGAGATCATTGCAGAGCAGGGCGTCAGCTTTGTAGTCAATGGCAGCTGGACGCCGCTGATCACCAAGAACATCAAGGCAAACCGGGAAATCAAGATCCTGTTGCAGCCTATCAACTATCCGTTCTATCACGGCCCCAGACAGTACCGCCGCCCTGCTGAAATTCCGTCTGCACTCACTCAACTGAGTGGAACCTATGAGGTACCTCAAGCTCTGGCGTACACCGATTTTACCGGATACATGTTGGCAGCTACAGCCGGCACAAGACCTGAGCTGGCTATCTCTGGTAGCCCAGACGCTTTTACCATTCCGTTCACTCTTGCTACAGAGCGCAATGTCGCTGTCGTGCCGTGTTCAATAGGCGACGAGGTTGGCGCTATCAATGACTCTGTTGTTGGAGTTGTGAGCGCTGGGGTCATCACGCCATCAGGATATTGCTTGGTGGAGCAGGTGCTGGACACCGGCGATACCATATTTAACAAAAACGGTGATCCGGCAGGAATAGGTCAGCCGGTCACTGTAGTATCACGCAATCAGTTCAACTCTGCTCTGTTGTCCGTCAAGATGGTGAGTGATCAGCTGTTCCAAGTTTGTGTGAACGGGATCCCGCTCGGCACATTTGATGCTGGCGCTCCGATCAGTGGTATCGCTTTTGGTGGCTTCGGCCGTACTACCGACATGGGCTGGGCCAGCATGTACCGCATCAAGAACAGCATGGTGTCAGGTGCTCGCGCCCTGCGCGTGCTAATGCTTGGTGATTCCACATCTGACCCCGCAATTCCGTGCAGTCAGTACGACTACATGCGCCAGTTCCTGGCAGCGGCAGGCGTGCAGATCTACGACTTCCAGAACATTGCCAACTCGGGAGACACATCATCAGCTCAGCTGGCAGCATTCAACGTCATAGGGATCTCAGGCTTTGACTTCTGTATTGCCAATATCGGCATAAACGACATTCAAGGCGGGGTGGGTGCTTCCAATCTGGCTGCGAACATCGCATCTATTGCCACCCGCTGCGCAGCCGAAGGCGTAAAGTTTATCCTTGGTGTTCCTACGCTGTGGTATTCGCTGGCAGAAGCCAACGCCCAGGGGCAGGGCGGCCAGAACACGCTGAACAATGCTGATGGAGCGCAGTACCGGGCGCTTGCTATCCGCGCCTGCGCTGCAAATGGCGGCTTGGTGAGTATGGCGCCGCTCCGACACGAAGGGCAGATAACAGCAGATTACATCGGAAAATCCGCCATCGACCAGGTGCTGATGGACTGCATTCATCCCACCGCCTACGGTAGAGCCATGATGGGCTTAGGCAATGCCATGGCGATCATGGGTGCTATCAACCCGGTCGGGTACCGCAAAAAACAACATGTAGCCACTCCTTCGTTCTGGTACACCGCGGCTCGGGATCCCGCAGGCAGCGCCCCGCTGATCTCCATCGATAACGGCGAGCTGCAATTTAATGGCTCTGTTGCTATCGTGTCTGGGTATGCGGCAGGCACCGCCGTTATCAACATCCCCAAAGAGCTGAGCAATAACACCTGGAGTTACCTCGCCGTGCCGGCATTGGGTGTGTCTGGGCCAGTGGGAGTGGCGACGATGGTTATCACGCCAGCCGGTGGGGTCACCTTCTACAACGTTCCAGTAGACACCACGGCGCTAAGCCTGGACAACGTGAAGTTGACCAAGGGGTCATAACCAATATGAAGCCCGTTTCGACGGGCTTTTTTCTACACCTGCAATGTGGTGGGCCATGGACATACTCATTTCTCTATCGAAGGTAAGCACCGAGCCGGTGTCGGTTATCTGGGAGACGCAGGACGATACCGCACTCGCAGGAGTGGACTATGCTGCCTCCTCCGGTGCGCTGCATTTTGCTGTTGGTGAAACCAGCAAAACCATCACCGTCCCCGTGATAGCTCGCAACACCCACAACAAGCGCCGCTTCTTCGTGCTGCTGGACACGCCGGTCGGTGCCGTTATCTCTGACAGTAAAGGGGAGTGCAATCTCATCCCTACGTTGGTGAATGGGCCGCTCGTTCGGTCTGGCCTGATAACCAACGCCTACGACCAGCAGAATGGCCGGGGTGATTACTTCCACTTCAATTCGGGCACATCGGAGGGGCAGTCTGTAGCAATCGAAGGCTCGCTACGCGCCGCAAGGGTATTACTGGCCGGCAGTGACGCGGATAAGGCCGCAGCAGAGTGGTTCCGCCTACTGGGTATAGGATTGCTCAACGCCATCGGCAGCGGGTCAAAGAAGGGCCCTATGTTGCGCCAGCCGTTCCCCATCAACGCCGACACCATCACGCTGTTACACTGGCTTTTTGCCGCAAAGGGAGACATCCCTGGCCAGGCTGCCAGTTATGATTTCGTGGGGGTGGTGGACAACGGCAAGATCAAGATCCCGCGCAACGACATTTACAACGTCTGGCAGATCTACCCCACCGATGCCTATCTGCTCTACGAGAGCCCGTACAGCCCCGCTTATGACAGCGCCGGTAACTCTGTCGCCGTCGCCATCGAGGACTGGGTGATTGAAGGCAACTCCACCATCATCACTGTGCCGGCCGATGCGCCGGTCAAATCGCAGTGGAAAGTGGTCTTTGGTTTCTACACAGGGAAGATCCAGCAGGGCGCTGGGTTCGAGGCATATCCTTTCTGGACGCCTATCGCCGATGGGTATGCTGCCTGTGCGCCCGACACCTTCCGGTGGTTCGACATCGCCATCACCGAGGCGATGAAGTTCATTGCCGATAGCAAGTGGCAAACCCTGCGAGCGGCCCTGCGCAAGTCTGGTGTGCGTGGGCAGGCTATCACCGATCTGAGGGAGGTACTGAAACCCCTTGCTGGGCTTCCTGTCTTCCCGGTGAGCGGTGATCCTGATGGCATGTTCTGCTACTCGAACCACTCGGCCGCACAGGCAGGGCAGGGCGGGGCCGGCTCAAACTTCTGGTCGCGCAACAGCGCCGGGAACATCAAGGGCGCGGTCCCTGCTGGCACTCTGCCTGTGCAGACGCAGATCGGTAGGGGCTTCAATGACCAGTGGCGCGATGCCACCAGCTACCAGGATGCAGACGGTTACCTATGGCTGCAACTCAGCCTGTCATCCCTGCTTGGCAGCAACGGGTACAAGGCAGACCACACCAAGACGGTGGTTATCAAGAAGACCGCAAGCGGATTTGACCTGACTGCTTTCGGCAAAACCGTGAGTGCGAACGTGATAGACGGCGATCTGCTGGCCGGATTGTACGGTACTGGCGCCCCGTTCGTATCGGGTGCAGCAGACAAGGATGGAACCTATGGTAACTTCGTCATCCAGTCTGCTGGCTACTGCCAGTTCACGCTCAACACCTCGAATCCTGCTGTATCAGCGCTCACCACGGGTCAATCCCTTACCGAGACGCTGGCTTACAAGGTTGAGTACACCGGCAATATCTTCGTGTTCGTCTCTGGGACCAAGAACTACGACGCGAACAAGCGTTGGTACGCTGACCTGAAAACTATCGCCGGCTGGCCTGGGGTGGTGACTGCCTATAACGCTGGCCAGCTGGTGGACTTCTATATCCCGCGCACCTCCTTCAAGCGCAAGGACAGCGACAACGCGGTGCTGCCGGTAGGCACCCTATTCGAGAACTTCGGGATCAGCATCGAGCACCCGGGCGGCTATTCTGTCGTGATCGGCAATATGCGCATGGTGAAGGACACGACAATGGTGGCCAAGAAGGGATCGAAGATGCCATATTTCCCGGGCGCCATGCCGTTCGCCATCAACGCCGACACTGTGGCTCAGCAGTTTGTCGGGTGGAATGGCTCACCCTTCCACGGGTACCAGCTGCCGGATCACTGGTTCGTGCTGGCCGCAGAGGCTGAGGCGGTTCATCCTGGCTTGCAGCCTGCTGATCTCATCGTTGCGGATCCAGCAACGGGTGTACTGTATGCGCCCATTACCGGTACCGCCTCTGATGGCTATCCCAAGCCGAAAGCGGCCATGCTGATGGAGCAGCAGCTTTACTTCCTCAAGCATGCCCAGCAGCGCTGGCAACTCGATGGCGGGGCGCTCGGTCCTTTCGCGCATACCTTCGTGCTCAACACCCCAGCCAGGATGTCGCTTGGCAACCCGACGCCTCATACTTGGGTCTACACCAACGACGACCCGAATACTCGCTGGTCAGGCTACCAGGCGCGGGTCGTGGAAAGCTTGGCCCGTCTGACGTGGATTACCCGTTTCGGGGCAGGGTACAAGACATCACGCGACATGGCCGGTCAGATGGCTGTGACCTGGTTGAACTGGCTCAATGCTGCTTGGCCCAACCTTTCCGGTGCCGTGCGCGGCATGCCAACTGACTTTCCCGATCCCCGCATCTCCTCGCCCACCGCAAACTATGAGGAGCCTCATGCAGCAGCCATTGTGTTGCGCGCTTGCCTGTGGATGAAGCTATCAGGCTACGGCAGCACCACCATGCTCAATGAACTCATTCAGCGATGCTGGGATTACATCGAGTCGCTGTGGGTAACACAGGGGCCGATGCGCTACACCTGGTCTACCAATCCCGACGCCGGCGAGTGGTTCGGCTTCTGGCACTTCGAGATCGTCACAACGATTTCCGTTATGCTGGAGGAGGGCGCAAGCGTGCGGCCACCAGCAATCACTGAGACAATCCTGCGCGAGAGGCTGCGCCTCACGTCTCAATGGCTTCAAGACACAGGGGTGGAATGATGGGTTTGAAACTCAAGAACAATGCGGCCAGCACCCTGGCCGCCTCGCTGGCTGCTGGTGAGACGCTGGTCAGGGTGCTTGCCGGTCATGGCGTGCGATTTCCAGCACTCGGGACCAGTGACTGGTTCCCAGTAGCGGTACAGAACGCGGCTGGCACCATCGAGTACATGCGGGCCACCAGCAGGGCTGGCGACGTTATCACTGTTGTTCGAGGCCGGGAGAATACCGAGGCCATCGCTTTCGAGGCTGGCGATACCATTTTCCTGCCGCTGACTGTTGCCGCCCTCAACGCCCTAGGCGTGATCAGCGGCGAGGTGGCTATCTCTGTCGATGATGCAACGGTGACCGCATGATCCTGAAACTCACCGGGTTCATGGGGGAGTCTCCCCGCACGATCCCGCGCCTGCTGCCAGACACCATGGCGCAGGAGGCATACAACACCAAACTGGAAAATGGAGCACTCAAGCCGATCCACCAAGGGCGGCTTGATACCAGACTGGCAGAAAAGGCTCAGACCATATTTCTGCACAAGGACGTGTGGCTAGGCTGGGACGCTGCCGTTGATGTCGTGCAGGGCCCAGTGGCAGACGACCGCATCTACTTCACCGGCGACGGGGCTCCAAAGATCCTGTTTGATGGCCAGACAATGGATCTCGCAGTGCCAGGGCCTACAGTTGCGCTCACGGCCACAATGAGCGGCACGCCTGATCCTGACCTGGCTGTGACCATCCTCTACACCTACACCAACGTGACAAGCCTGGGGGAGGAGTCAGAGCCGGCTCCAGCTGGCGCGGGGCTTCTTTGGAGTGAAGGTAATACAGTTACCGTGCGTGGTTTTCAGCAGCCACCATCCGGCCGGCGCATCACCCTGCAGCGCATCTACCGGTCGCAGACGTCGGCAACCGGTAACACCCAGTTCTTTTTCATCGCAGAACGCCCTGCCGGCATGGGTGACTTCATTGATGCCGGGCTGCCTATCGTTGAGGAGCTGCCATCTACCGACTTCAACCCACCGCCCGATAATCTGCAGGGGCTTACTGCCCTGGCCAACGGCATGATTGCCGGGTTTGATGGCAAGCGCCTGTACTTCTGCGAGCCATATTTCCCGCATGCCTGGCCAGAAAAGTACGTCCTCACCTGCGATTACGAGATCGTGGGACTGGGTTCGTTCGGCAGCTCCATCGCCATCCTCACCAACGGCATGCCGTATATCGCATCCGGTACCGCCCCCGAGAACATGGTGATGGAGAAGATAGAGGTTAACCTCCCCTGCATTTCGGCGCGGGGCGTGGTCGATCTTGGTTACGCGGTGGCCTACCCGTCGCACAGCGGGCTGGTGTCTGTGAGTAGCGCTGGCGCCAACGTAGTGACTGCCGGCATGCTGACTCGCGATCAGTGGTTGCAGATGAACCCGTATTCATTCGCAGCGGGACAATACTCTGGTCGGTGGATGGCCTCCTATGCCTACACCGACGAGGGAGGAAGTGAAAAGCGCGGGATCATCATCATTGACCTGACCGGAGAGAACGCATTCCTGATCCGCAATACGGATTATGCCGATGCCATGCACTACGACATTTCGTCTGGCTCGCTCTACATCCTGAAATCAGGCACTGACATCTATGAGTGGGACGCGCTGTCTCAGCCATATGGCGAGCAGCTGTGGCGCTCCAAGAAGTTCGTCATCCAGACCGAGATCAATTTCGGGGCACTGCTGGTGGAGGGCGATGATGTCACCACGCCAGCCCAGAAAAAGACCATGCAGGAAAAGGCGGCCGCGATGATGGCTGCGAACCGGGCCATGATGAACGGTCAGCGTGCTGGTGGTGCGGTTGGCAGTGCAGCCATCGGGGTAACGCCGTTCGGCGGCAGCCTGCTTGATGCCGTGAACAATGACCCAACGTCGTTGGCGGTGACCGTCTATGCCGATGAGCGCCCGGTGTTCACTACCTCCAAGCTCAATCAGGTGGTTCGCTTGCCTGGGGGGTTCCAGGCCCGCACCTGGGAAATTGAGGTGAGGGGTAATATCCAGGTATCCCAGATCACCATGGCAACGTCTGCATCTGAAATGGCGGAGGGGCAATAATGGGGCTTGCCGGAAGAGGTGGCGCTGGTGGCGTGCTGGCCACCGAAAAGCTGGAGGTCCTGTGGGGATCTCGCGGCAATCCACGCGAACACGCCTTGCGGCGGGGTGAGCTGGCAGATGTGCAGAAGGTTATCACCGACACCAAGAAATCGCTTGAGGACCTGAGAAAGGCCCTGACAACAGTCAAGGCTGATATCGACAGTCTGAACAGCTCAGTAGGTGCGCTTGAAAGCCAGATGGCAAGCATCGAGGACCGCATTGACGGCGCCGAGGATGCGCTGACCCTGCTGGAGTCCATGATCACTGATATTGAGGGTCGTCTAGGGTCGATTGATGGCGACATATCAACTCTGCAAGTTAACGTGTCCCACCTGCAGGCTGACGTCCTGGCGCTGCAGGGCAATGTAACCAGCGTTACTGCTGATATTGCTCACCTGCAGACCGACCTTGACGCGCTCACCTCCAGGGTTGGTGCTGCAGAGTCTGACATCACACAGCTGGAGCTGGACGTTAACGACCTGGAGATTGGGCTGCCATCTCTCACGGTAACGGCCGACCTCAATACTGCGGTCAGGAACAAAGAGTTTCAGTGGTCTAGCACCTCGACCAACACTCCTGTTACTGGTAGCTATGGCCGCGGCTTCACCATAGCCTCCAGCTCGAACGACTTGACGCAAGTTGGGATCGTCAACAGCGGCAGCCAGGTATTCGTGAGGTTCAGAACCGGGGGAGTGTGGGGAGCCTGGCAAGATATCGTTTCCTTGCGGGCAGAGCCATTCGCTTTGCAGTCAAACCCTGGCGCAACCCCTTTCCCCGCTGCCGCTTACACGGCCATCCCGCTTTACACCAGCTCCGAGCTGAGTGGTGGCATGGCCAAGGTTGGCGATTCGACGTTCACCGTGCCTCAAGCTGGCCTGTACCAGTTTGAGTTGGAGGTAAGGGCAGACGGAGGTGTGGCTGGGCAACCGGTAGTCGGCACGCCGCTGGCAGTCAGCGTGGATGGAACAACTGTACCTACATCTTTGCGGGCTGGTTACAGTGCTGCCGGCGTTGTGGCGGTCACAACAATCATTCGCCTTGAATGCACAGAGAGGCTGGCGGCAGGGGCGCAGCGGGTGCCATACATCTTGAATCAGGGGGCTGCTGATTATCAGGTCGCCAGTGCCGTACTGAAAATAACCCGGCTGTCTGCCTAAGCCGCCTGTTTAATCGTTGTCGTTTTATCTATGATGATGCTGAAACGACAACACGGCGGGCGGAATGTGAACGGTTTCATTTATGGCGAGGATGAGCGGCTGCTGGAGTGGGCATCACAGGTGATCCACTTCAACCCCCGGCCGGATGCCAAAGCCATCGGTTGGCAGGAGCACGGCATTCTCAGGGCGGTCACCATCTATGATGGCTTCTCTGAGTGTGACTGCAACATGCACATCGCCAGCGACGGCACCGGCAACTGGCTGCGCCGCGCATTCTTGAAGGCCTCTTTCAGTCATCCGTTCGAGCAATGGAACATGCGCCGGGTAACCGGCCTAGTCCCCTCAAAGAATGAAGCTGCCCTGCGGTTTGACCTGCACCTGGGCTTTAAGCGGGAAGGCCTGATCCGTCACGCCCTTCCTGACGACGACATAATTGTACTGGGTATGCTGCGCGAGGACTGCCGGTGGATCCAATCTCACTACCGGAGATAGACCTATGCAAATTCAATTCGAGCTGATCCTCGCTATGCTCGTCCTTATCACGATGTTCGGTCGCAATGACTGGCTTGAGCACGCGCTGGCCTGGGTGACCGATCCCCCCGAGCAAAAGAAGAGTGACGAAGAGCCAGCATGGGCAAGCCTGCTGATGTTCAAGAAGGGGGGCGGCAGTGCCCCAAGCCCAGATCCAGCTATTGGTCAGGCCGCGCTGAAAGAGGCGCAGCTGGGCGAGGAATGGTTGAAGTTCAGCCAGGAGCAGTTCGGGGTCGCGAACGAGCGCCAGAAGGAGCAGGACAAGCTCGCTGCCGAAGTCACTAAGAACCAGCTGGACGCCAGCAAGCAAGCGCAGGGCTGGGCCACTGAGGACCGGGATCGGTATCAAAACACCTATGTCCCCCTCGAAAACGACTTCATCGACAAGGCCAACAACTGGGATAGCGTCGAGCGTCAAAAAACTGTCGCTGGCGAAGCCAAGGCCGACGTCCTCACCAATGCTGCCCAGCAGCGCGGGGCAACCCAGCGCCAGATGGCAGGTATGGGCGTGTCACCGACCAGTGGCCGCTATGCCGGCGTAGACCGGGCGCAGGAGACGGCTACCGCACTGTCAGCGGCAGGGGCAGAGAACACCGCCCGCAACACTGTGCGCGGTCAGGCAGTCGATATGAAGGCTAACGCCATCAACATGGGCAAGGGCATGGCTGTTAACCCGGCCACCAGCCTCGGGCTTGGCGTGAACTCTGGTAGCGCAGCCTATGGCACCACTGCGGCGAACAACCAGCAGTCGGCCGGCAATACCGCCATCGTGGGCCAGGGCTATCAGGGCGCAATGAATGGCTACAACAGCCAGGCCGGCATTCTCAATCAACAGTACCAGGGGCAACTGAGTGCGTGGCAATCGCAACAGCAGGCCTCTGCAGCAAACTCCGGCGGCTTGATGTCGGGGATCGGTTCAATGGCGGGTATGGCGATGGTGGCATTCTGATGAAAGAACAACTGATGAGGATCATGGGTGCGCACGAGCGCATTGGGTTGCAGGTGTCTGGTGGGCGTGACTCGCTCGCTTGCTGGTACCTGCTCAAGGATGCGGGCCTGCTCGACAAGGTGATGGTGTACTGGGTCAACACCGGTGCCGCTTTCCCCGAAACGCGGGCCATCATGGAGCAGGTGCGCGAGATGTCGCCTTACTTCACCGAGATCGCCGGCAACCAGCCGGAGGTCATCGCCCAGTTCGGGATCCCCACGGACATCCTCCCCCGCAGCTGTACCCCCATTGGCTTGATGTGTGGTCAGGCTGAGATCCGCATGCAGGATTCCTACTCCTGCTGTGGGCGGGTGATCATGCAGCCAATGCACGAGCGCATGCTGGCTGACGGCATCACCCTAATTATCCGTGGCCAGCGTGAAGACGACAGCCACAAGGCGCCGGTCAAGTCTGAGGGCTGGGAGCTTGGTATTCAGTACCTGTTCCCCATTGAGAGCTGGACAGATGAGGACGTGAACGGCTGGCTTGAGCAAGTCGGCGCCCCTCGCAACCGCTGCTACGACTACGTAAAGAGCCAGCCAGATTGCATGACCTGCTCCGGCTGGTGGAGCGACAACCGTGCCCCGTTCCTCAAGGCCTGCTATCCCGAGGCGCATGACGAGTACCAGCGGCGCCTGGACATCATCCGTGACAATACCTCTCTGCTGATCGCCCAGTTCAACATCGAGTGCGGGGGTGAATGATGGCAGGAATCGGCGCAGGGTTCGGAGCGTTCGCTGATGGAATGTCAGCGGGCTACATGATGGGCAAGCAGCTCAAGAAGGACATGCCAGCCCCCAAGAAAGAAGAGGATCGCAACGTCGGCACTGGTGTTCAGCACTATGCGGACACCCATGACGTTCTTGGTTTTCAGCCAGACCAGGCGGTAACCGATGCCCAGCAGGAGCAGCGGTTACGGGATGAGGAGGAACGGCAGCGCCAGACAGAGGCTATGCGGGCAAGCTTGGAGCAGCAGCAGCCAACGCAACAAGGCGCTGGCGGAATGGACCCCTCTATGGCTATGGGCGCCATGCAGGCTTTTGGCAGTGGATCCGGTGGGGCGGCTGGTGGAGGTGCCGCTGCGGGCACATCTGGCGGCGGTAGCGCTGCCGGTAGTGGTGTCGCTGCTGCTGGGCCATGGGCTGCCCTGGCCGCGATCATTGCCGTCAACGAGAAGTCGGCGCGCAATGGTGGCCACCGCCGTGATGGGGCTGACTACGCCAAGGACTTGGCCAGCGGCAAGGTTCTATCACAGGACGTAAATGAGCGCTGGGTGCCAAAGCTTGGTGGCTATGAGAACGACAAGACCGGCCTGCTGCATGATGCGGGGGCTGGTGCTGAGTTTCTGTCCCTCGACTTCAAAGACGGGTTCAAAAAACTGGCCGATGGGGGCACCGCAAAGACGGTCCTCAGCGGCATCAAGAAAATATTCTAAGGGGTTCACATCATGAGTAACTTCGGCATTGGCCTCGGCTCGTTCATGTCAGGATTCACGCAGGGCGCTGGTGCCGCACAGGGCATCAAGCGCGGGCAGCAGCAAGAGAAGCTGACCGACATGCAGATCAAGAACCTGGAGGACCAGCAGTCCGCAACACAGGGTGCCAAAGACTTGTCCATGCAGGGTGTCAAGGATGCCACCGCGAACACTGACGGCCAGACCGAGAGCGTCATGAACTACTACATGACCAACACCGCCCCCAAGCTGCAACAGCACTGGCTGGCAAATGGCGAGGTGGACAAGGCCAACGCCTTTGGCAAGTGGATCCAGGACACCAACGTGCAGCAGGGCATGAAGTACGGCGCCGGCATGATGCGCTCTGCCCAACTGGGTGATGCTGATGGCGTCATGAACAACATGGTGAAGCTCTATAATCAGCCCGGGTACTTCGAGGACGGCCAGAGCGCAGTCAATGCGCAGATCCGCCGCGACGACAAGGGCAACGCTGCCGGGATGGATATCACTCTGCGCAACGACAAGACCGGCAAGGAAACCACGCACACCTTCAACAGCATGGATGAGGTCTACAAGCTGGCCCAGCAGTTCGCCTCACCCGATCAGGTGTTCAAGTTCGGCATGGAGCAGCTGCAGGCAGGAGAGAAGGCCCAAGCAGATGCCGCGAAGGAAAAGCGGGATTGGGAGCGCACGCTGACCACCAAAGAGATTGACCAAGGCTACAAGCTGGAGGGTCAGGCCAACGCCAGCGAGCTGCGCAGGGCGGAGGAAGCGGAGAAGGCTCGCACCGGTACCGGAAATCGGAAGATCACCGACGCCAAGGCAACCATCTCGTTCCTGAAAGAAAATGGCGCCAGCGACGAGTACATTAAATCGAACATGGCGGGTATACTCGGCATCGAGAACCGTAGTCGCCCGGTCTCTTCCCGCATAGATGACTACATCAAGATGCGCACAGACAGCGACCGCAAGTTTGGCAAGCTCTCCCTGGATGAACAGATCAAGGAAGCGCAGAGCTACATTTCAGCAGTAGACCGTCAGACCAGTGGCGAGCAGGGCGTAGGTATTCCCCAAGCCGACACCCAGCCACAGCAAGGCGGGGTGCCATTCCTGGACACCAAGAGCGGTCAAATCATTTACCGATAAGGACATAACGTGGCAAGAAACTCACTCCCGTCGCCCCTTGAGTCTGCGCTCGCGAACGCTCCGACCTTTGGCCTGCCTGAATCATTCAAGCAGGAGAGCAAGCCGCAGCAGACATTCGAGCCGGGCAATGTCCCGTTCCAACCCTACTTTAGCGCCGCATCCACCAAGTACGGTGTGCCGGTCAACGTGCTCATGGCACTGGCGCAGCAGGAGTCGAGTTTCAACCCAACCGCCGTGGGTCAGCCCACCAAGTACGGCCGCGCAAAGGGCCTGATGCAGTACATCCCATCGACCGCTCAGGCCATGGGCATCAACCCTTACGATCCCGTGCAGTCTATCGATGCAGCAGCCAAGCAGCTGAAAACCCGCCTGGATAAGGGCTACTCCATGCAGGAGGCGATCTCTGCGCACTTCGGCGGGGACGATCGGAAGCAGTGGGGCCCCAAGACCCGCGCCTACGGCATCGAGGTTCTTGGCAAGGCGCAGCGTTTCTTTGATGGCACTGGCGGCAACATCGCCCAGCCGCAGGGCCAGCAGCCTATCACCGAGGGCCTTCCCACTTCCCAAGCTGTCACCAGCCCAGACCTGAGCGCGCTCAAAGAACGCGGCACCCAGATTGACACCATGCTTGCCCAGCTGAACCAGGACGAGCCGGATCGCTATCGCGCCCTGACCCAGGAGGAGGTTGCCCAGCTCCAGCAGCAACAGCCGAACCAGCAGCCCGCACAACAGCAGCAACAGCAGCTCACAGCTGACACCCCGGAAATGCCAACTCTCGACTACAGCGATGCGAATGCAACGCAGGCCGAGGCCAAGGGGATCGCCGACAAGGCGCTTGATGCGGTGAAGGACGCCGGCACTCTGCTCACCTCTGGCGTGAACACCGCAGCCAAGGACGTGCAGGAGCTGGTGGGCAAGATCCCGTACATCGGCCAGCCCATCGTCAAGGCGGCTGACCGCTTCGACCGCTGGGCGAATGGCAAGGGTAGCGAGGAGATTTTCAAGGAGTGGGACAAGGACACCGAGAAATCCCTCTCCCCTGAGATGCTGCAGGCCCGCAAGAAGGCATGGGTTATCGAGCCGGGTGACGATCAGGGCGACGGCACCAAGGCCACCAGCTACAGCTTTGGCCCTGCCTGGTCAGATCCCCGCGCTTACGCATCAGGGATCCTTGAATCCCTGCCGGAGATGGCGATCACCATGGGCGGATCTGGTCGCCTTGCCTCTATGGGCTACAAGCGTGCACTGGCCAAGGGTGCAACCCGTGAAGCCGCCGCCAAGACTGCTGCACGCACTGCCATGTTTGCCGGTGGCATCCTTGAGGGTGGTCTGGGCGGCGCCCAGGCATCCCGCGAAACCCGCGAGCAGATCCTCAAGATGTCCCCCGAGCAGCTGAAAGACAGTGAAGCTCTGGCTTCCCTCATGGATAGCGGCCGATCCTTTGACGAAGCCCGCAAAGAGCTTGCGGATAGCGCATCCTCCAAAGCCTTCGTGCTTGCTGGTGTCACTACCGGCATGTTCGGCGGTATGGGTGACCGTGCCCTGGCCAAGATCATCCTGGGCAAGAGTGGTCGCCTCAAATCTGCGCTGACCGGCGCACTGGGTGAAGGTCTGTTTGAGGAGGTGCCCCAGAGCGCCACCCAGCAGATGAGCCAGAACTACGCCATGCAGGATGCAGATTCGAGCACCCCATTGATGCGCGGTGTTGCAAACCAGGCGGCTGGTGGCCTTGCGGTCGGCGGCATCATGGGTGCCGGCATGGGTGCAGCTGCCCCCCGAGCTGGCCAAGGCCCGGCAGCAGATATCCCTCCCGCACAAGAAGCCGCACAGGTAGACCCGCAACAGGCTGCTATGGAGGAGGCGGTTGCCGCCGCCCCCACGCCGAGCCGGGATGATACCGGGCTGTCAGACGATGCTGGCCCGCTTGAGCGTGCTGCCCGCGGCACTGCCCAGCAACCTGATGCCGCCAATGGCAATTTCTGGGCCGGTGAGCCTGGCGCCACTATCCAGATGCAGGCCAAGGGCGATCCCCAGTCTGCACTGGTGGCCACTGTTGAGCGCTACGAAAGCGACGGCGGTGTTACCGTTCGTGGCGAAGATGGCACCCCGTACACTGTCAGCCCTGACGAAGTGGACATCACAGCCGCTGCCGCCCCGCAGGTCACCACCGATCAGCAGATGCAGGATGCAGGCACCCCGGAAGAGGTGAAGGCAGAACGCGCCCAGGTCGAGGAGCAGCAGACCCAGGAGCGCCAGTCCGCTATCGAGCAGGCCCTGCAAGAGCAGGGTGTAGACCCGAACACTGGAGAAATCCTTGACAGTTCACCGGCGCAACCGGCCGTCAAGGAAGAAGCCCCCGCTCAGAAGTCACTGGAACAGATGGATGAAGGTGAGCTGCGTGACCGCATGCGCTATCTGGCTCGTCAGGCCAAGACCAATGGCGGCTGGGATAAGCGCCTCTCTGATGAGCGCCGCAAGGTTGAGCGCGTGCTCGATGCCCAGGTGCAGGCAGCCAAGGCGCCAGTAGTTGAAGAGCAGCCAGCCCAGCAGGCTGACACCGTGCTCGGTGCCGATGGCAAACCGAAGTGGTTCAGCACCGCAGAGAAGGCAGCAGCCCACATCGAGAAGAAGGGCCTCACCGGCTACGCCCCGCAAGAGGTACAGCCAGGACGCTTTGAGCTGCGCGCATCCACTGCAGAGGTGCCCAAGCCGGCAGCACCCAAGAAGGCGGCGAGCAATCCCCGCGTCAATCGGGTCAAGAAGCTGGTGGGCGAGGTAGGTCAAACCGTGTCACCGTCTGGTGAAGTCGGTGGGCTCCAGCCTGGTGCGCGTTACACCGTAGACCGGATCGAGAAGAACGGCACCACCTACCTCACCAACCAGGAAACCGGCGAGACTGCTACCGTCAGCATGCCGGATCTGGAGGTGGGCAAGTCCCGTCGTGTCGAATGGTCGAAAGTTGGTGCCCAGCCTGTTGCTGAAACGGCAACAGCCGAGCATGCGGCGCAACAAGGGGAAAACAAGGCTGGGTCAAAGTCCCCAATTAAGACCGACGACCCCCTTGCTGACTACTGGGCGAACAGTGCTGGCGAGAGCGTGCGCAACACGCCAGCCAAGGTGATTGATCTTTCCGGCAAGCCAGCCAATCAGGGGGGTTGGCGCGAGCAGGCCACGGGCGCGCTTGAGCTGGTACCTGACGATCACCCGATGAAGAAGAAGTGGACCGCCAACGTCAAGAACGGACTGAAAAGCGAAAGCGACCGCGCAGGCGTGATGCAGGCGATTGTGGCTGCCCAGTCTGAACCTGCAAGCACCCCTGAAGAGTTGAACCAAACATCTGTTCTTCCAGCCCAAAGCGTAAGCGGAGAAACAGTTACGGCACCGGTCCAAGCCGAGGCCAGCCAGCAAGCAGAGTACGGCGCCAACAACAAGCTAGTGTCGCAGGACCGAGCCGCAGAGCTGCGCCAGAAGCTTAAAGCGAAGTTTGCCCAGCTAAACAGCGGTATCGACCCGGAAATCCTGGCCATCGGTACCGAGCTTGCCGTGTTCCACATTGAAGCCAGCGCCCGCAAGTTCTCCGACTTCGCCAAGGCTATGGCCGCCGATCTGGATATGCCGCTTGCCCGCCTGCGCCCTTACCTGCGCAGCTGGTACAACGGCGCCAGGGATATGATGGAAGACAGCAATGTCAGCATCGATGGCATGGATAGCCCGGAAGCAGTGCGCGCAGAGCTGGCCAAGCTGAACAAGCAGCCTGTTGAACAGCCGACCCCTATGGTATCCACTACCGAGCGGCCCTCCGATGAACTTGGACCCCGACCCACCAGCGGCCTCGATGCGATGGTCGCAGAATTTGACGCAGAGGTAGAACGCAATGGCACAGCTACAGAACTGGGTGAGTCAAGCTCGCCTGCACTGGCAGGAGCACCGGCCAAGCCTGTACGCGCAGCTGCAGAAGTCCGGGAAGCTGGACGCAGCCCTGCAGCAGGCAGCGCAGCAGACGGCCAGGGAGATGGACGAACTGGAGCAGCAGGGAATGACCGAGCACGAAGCCTGGGAGATGACACGGGAGAGCTACCTGTTTCCGCCAGAGGAGCAGAGTCAGCAGGAAGGGCCAGAGCAGAGCGGGGCCGCCCTGCAAGCCGTGATGGGGATGCCGCTGGAAGATCCGTACTACCCGCAGCCGGAGTAATCTCTCAAGACCGGCCGGCCGATCTGTTCACCATCAATGCCGAGGAGATCGGGCAGGGTGGCGACAAGACCAAGTACGCCAACAACGTGGCAGCCATCCGTGTTCTCAAGGATCTGGAGGAGACTGGCCGGGCCGTTACCGCAGCAGACCAGGCAGCACTGTCCAAGTATGTAGGGTGGGGTGGGATACCGGCCGCTTTCGAGCGCACTGATGGCACTGCCAATAAGGGCTGGGAGAAGCAGGTTGCAGAGCTGAAATCCCTGCTGACCCCAGAGGAGTATGCAGCCGCTGCCGCCTCAACCCGCAACGCGCACTACACCAGCCCGGAGATCGTCAACGGGATGTGGAAGGCGCTGGGTCGCCTTGGCTTCACCGGTGGCCGCGTGATCGAGCCGTCAGTTGGCGTGGGTAACTTCTTTGGCCTTATGCCGCAGGATGCCCGCGGATCGTCTGCCCTGCATGGGGTGGAGCTTGACCGCATCACCTCTGGCATTGCTACTGCGCTCTACCCTGACGCCAAGATTGCCCGCATGGGGTACCAGGAGTACGCAATCCCGGACGGTTACTTTGACGTGGCCGTGGGCAATCCGCCCTTTGGGTCTGAGAAGCTGTACGACGGCAACCGCAAGGACCTGTCAGGATTCAGCATTCACAACTACTTTTTTGCCCGCTCTGTCGATGCCCTGCGCCCTGGTGGCGTGCTGGCCATGGTGGTAACCAACCGGTTCCTCGACGGCAACAGCGACAAGGCCCGCCAGTACATCGCCGAGCGCGCCGATCTGGTGGCGGCTATCCGCCTGCCGAACAGCGCCTTTGCGAAGAATGCCGGCACTGAGGTAACGACCGACATCATCATCCTGCAGCGCCGCGCCCCGGGTCAGAAGCCCAGCGGTACCAGCTGGATGAACAGCGTCGATTTCACCGACAAGAACGGCGCAACCGTGCCGCTCAATGAATACTTCATGGCCAACCCGGACAACATGCTGGGTGAGTTCGGCGCCTTCGGCACAATGTACCGTGCCGGTGACTCTGCGCTGGTGGCCCGTGAGGGTCAGAACACCCTGCAGTTGCTGGACGCTGCTATCAACCGTCTGCCGGCCGGCATCATGCAGGCCGCGGTAACCGTCAAACCTGAAACCCGCGAGACTGTGCAGGCTGAAAACACCCGTGTGGGCGCCATGTTCATCAGCGGCGATGGCCGTGTCATGGTCAGGGGTGAGGACGTGATGGGCGAGCGCACCGGCGAGGCGGTGGAGTTCCGTTCCGCCAAGGCCGAGGAGCGCGTGAAGGGGATGCTGCGCTTGCGCGACAACCTCTCACGCCTGCGCCAGCTGCAGCTGTCCAACACCGCCAGTGAGGCCGCCCTCGAGGAGGCCCGTGTACGCCTGAACAAGACCTATGACGGTTTCGTGAAGAGCAACGGCCCCATCAACAGCCAGGCCAACAAGCTGTTGTTCCGTGATGACCCGACCTGGCCGCAGATATCCGCACTGGAAGACAGCTATGATCGCGGCGTATCCGCTGCCGTGGCCAAGACCACCGGCGAAGAGGCCCGCCCGCAGTCTGCTGTGAAAGCTGCCATCTTCACCAAGCGCACCCAGCAACCGTACTCTGCGCCCACCAGCGCCAACACTGCCAAGGATGCACTGGTTGCAACCCTGGCCGAGCGTGGCCGTGTCGATATGGACATGATGGTGCAGCTATACGGCAAACCCGAGGAGCAGATTGCCGAGGAGCTTGGCGATCTGCTGTTCAGCGATCCGGATGCCGGCTGGCAGACCCGCGATCATTACCTCTCCGGCAACGTCAAGCGCAAGCTGGCACGAGCCGAGGAGGCTGCCAAGACCAGCCAGGCCTATGGCCGCAACGTCGAAGCCCTGCGCGCCGTTCAGCCAAAGGATATCGAGGCGGTAGATATCAACGTCAAGCCGGGGGCGACCTGGATCCCGGCCGACACCATGTCCGCCTTTGCCGATCACCTCACCGAGAAGGCCGGCAACAAGGCTTTCTATAACCCGCTCAATGCCAACTGGTCATTCCCGAAACTGGAGGCCACCAGCTCTGCTACTGCGCGCTTTGGTACCAGCCGCATGAGCGTCGGCCAGATCATCGAGGCCGCTGCCGCCCAGAAGGCGGTGCAGGTCTATGATGAGAGCCGCGACGGCACGCGCACCCTGAATGAAACCGAAACCCAGCTCGCCAATGACAAGGTGAAAGCCGTCAAGGAAGAGTGGGATCGCTGGATCTGGAGTGATGACGCCCGCCGCAGCTCACTGAGCCGACTCTATAACGACCTGTTCAACACCGACGTGCGCCGGGAGTATGACGGGTCACACCTGACATTCCCGGGCAAGATATCCGACGACATCATCAGGCTGCGTCCGCACCAAGGCAACGCGGTGTGGCGCATCGTGCAGGGTGGCAGCACCCTGGCCGATCACGTAGTCGGTGCCGGTAAGACCTTCACGCTGGTGGCCGCAGCCATGGAACTGCGCCGCCTGGGGCTGTCCCGTAAGCCGATGTTCGTTGTCCCCAACCACCTCGTAGGTGAGTGGTCCAAGGACTTCATCAAGCTGTACCCGGGCGCCAACGTCCTGGCCGCGACCAAACGCGACTTTGAGAAGGCCAACCGCAAGCGCTTCTTTGCGCGCATTGCCACTGGTGACTGGGACGCGGTGATCGTGGCTCATTCCTCATTCGGCAAGGTCGGCATGAAGCCGGAGACAGAAGCCGAGTTCATCCGGGAAGAGATCGCGGATCTGACCAGCTCTATCGATGCCATTGAGGCCGCCGAGGGCAAGAAGTCCCGCAACGTGAAGCAGGCAGCCGAGCGCCGCACCAAGATGGAAGAGAAGCTGAAAGCCCTGCTCGACACCGGCAACAAGGATGACAGTCTGTACTGGGATGACCTGGGGATTGATGCGCTGTTCCTCGATGAGGCACACGAGTTCAAGAACCTGGCCTACAGCACCGGCATGCGCAACGTCGCAGGCCTTGGCAGCTCCAGCGGCAGCCAGAAATCAACGGACCTCTACATGAAAACCCGCGTCGTGCGCAAAGCGACCGGGGGCCGTAATGTGGTGTTCGCGACCGGCACGCCGATCAGCAACACCATGGCCGAGATGTATACCATGCAGCGCTATCTGGATTACGACAACCTCAAGCAGTCCGGGCTGTCGCACTTCGACGCCTGGGCGCGCATGTTTGGCGAAGTCGTCACCGACTGGGAGCTGTCCCCGTCTGGCCAGTACAAGCTCAATAGCCGGTTCGCCAAGTTCGTGAACATGCCTGAGCTGATGCAGCGCTACACTGCTTTCGCTGACGTCATCAACCGCGACGACATAAACCGCATGCTCGCATCACAGGGCAAGCGCCTGCCGGTGCCGAAGGTGAAAGGCGGCAAGCCGCAGAACGTGGTTGTTGAGCGCTCCCAGTGGCAAGCCTCCTATATCGGTGAGCCGGTCAAGGATGCCGAGGGTAACGACACCGACGAGTTCCCGTCCGGATCGCTGGTTCACCGCGCCGAGAACCTTCCCAAGAAAGCAGAGAAGGGCGGTGACAACATGCTCAAGATCATGTCCGACGCCCGCAAGGCCGCGCTGGATATGCGCCTGATCGACCCTGATTACCCGGACAACCCTGACAGCAAGGTCAATTTCGCTGCCAACAACATCAAGGAGGATTACGACCGCTGGCACGACGACAAGGGCGCACAGCTGGTATTTATCGACCTGTCCACGCCGAAGGGCGCTCGTGCTGATGAGGCTGCGCACCTGCGCGACCTGATAGAGAGAGCCGAGAGCAATGACCCTGCCGTTGCGGATCCCGCACAGGCAGAGCTGGACAAGATGAGCCCGGACGATATTGACGCGCTCAAATCGGCCTTCTCTGTCTATGACGACCTCAAGCAGAAGCTGGTGGAGCGTGGGATCCCCGCAGAAGAGATCGCCTTCATCCACGACGCGAAGACAGACCTTCAAAAGACTGATCTGTTTGCGAAAGTCCGTACCGGCCGTGTGCGTGTGCTGTTCGGCTCTACCGCCAAGATGGGCGCCGGCATGAACGTGCAAGAGCGGCTGGTGGCCCTGCATCACCTGGACGCCCCATGGCGCCCGTCTGACCTGGAGCAGCGCGAGGGGCGGATCATCCGTCAGGGTAACAAGCTCTATGACCGCGACCCGGAAGGGTTCGAGGTAGGGATCTACCGCTACGCCACCAAGCAGACCCTGGACAGCCGCATGTGGCAGACCATCGAGGGCAAGGCCACCTTTATCGAGCAGGTGCGCAAGGGCGATACCAGCACCCGGGAGATCGAGGACGTGGCCGGCGAGGCTGCCAACGCTGCAGAAATGAAAGCGGCATCCAGTGGCAACCCGCTCATCCTGGAAGAGATGTCCCTGCGCCAGCGTATCCGCACCCTAGAGAACGAGCGCACCGCACATGACCGCGACCAGTTCCGCATCCGTGACCGGATCGGCATGGAGCAGGGCAACGTCAAGATCATCAACCGCCAGCTGGTAAGCTTGCGCGCTGACGACAAGCTGGCCCAGCCTGCCAAGTTTGAGGTCACCATTGACGGGCAGACCTTCGACAAGCGCAAGGATGCTGGCGAGGCGATCCTGCAGCAGACTCTGCAGATGGAGCAGACCGGCGAGGAAATGCGTCAGATCGGCACCTATGGCGGCTTCAAGCTGACCCTGGAGAAGCTGTACGCAGAGACCTACGCACTGGAGGTGTCCGGTACCGGCACCTATTCCACCAAAGTGGAGGTGGGTGCAGACCCGGCCGGCCTGTCAGTACGCCTGACCAACTCCGTGCGCGACCTGCCGGCAGCCATCGAGAAGATGGAAGACGCCCTCACCAAGGCGCAAGAGGCGATCCCGGCCCTGCAGGCCCAGGTCAAGCCATGGCAGAAGGAGGAGCAGCTGAAAGAAGCAACCGCCCGCCATGGCGAGGTGATCGAGCAGCTGCGCCCGAAAAAGAAAACTGATGAGCAGGCTGTTGCCAAACCGGCAACGGATGAAGCAGAGCCGCAACTCAACGACCTGACCATCAGTACCATCGAGGTGGACGGCAAGTCGCGACCGACTACTAACAGCAATGGCAAGCCTATTCATCCAACAGAGGAAGGGATCCGCAACTTCTGGCGCTGGTTCGGTGACAGCAAGGTGGTAGATGAGCGCGGTAGGCCGCTGGTTGTGTATCACGGCACATATAAGGAGTTTGATGCGTTTGATCGGAAACCTGCTCACAGGGGGCAGGATGGTCTCGATTCTATTGGGTCATGGTTTACTTCGAGCAAGGAGCGAGCGGCAGACTATGGTGAAAAGGTGATGCCTGCATACGTTAGGATGATTACCCCGAACCCTTACGAAACATTCACCGAGCTGCGCCTAGATTGGAAAGAATCACAGCCATCGCGGGGGGCGGCAGCAAAGGCGCACAAAGCAAACCCTCACTGGGGGGACTCTAGTGCTTACTTAGATAATATGGCCGGAATTGATGGTTTGATCATCAAGCAGCATGGAGATAAAGAGTGGCGCGATCAGACAGGATATGTAGTATTTGATGCTGTCAATATAAAATCAGCAACCGGAAATTCAGGTTCATTTGACCATTACAAGCCAAATATCTTCAACGACCTAGCCATGGATACCCAGTACAGCCGCCTGCCGGAGGGTAACCGTATCCAGCTGGCGGCCCGCCTGCGCAAGCTTGAGCAGCAGAAAGAGCAGCTGACACCGGAGCAGTATTCCGACCAGTTGGGCGAGCTTGCCAGCTGGCTGGAGGAGAGGTCACGCGAGAACGCATTCCAGCGCGCCACTGCCGAGCGCCAACGTGGTGCTGACATGGTGCTGGAGCGCCTGCACCGCGCACGCCGCCGCGGGGAGATCAGCGAGCAGGCAGCAGACATCGCCATCTGGGCGCTGAACCGCAACCCGCAGCTTGCCGAGGATCTGGGTTTCAGCATCTCCAGCAAAGGTGGCTCCAGCTACGACCGCGCCGAGCGCATCGCCAAGCTGATGACCGAGGGGATGCGTGACACAGCTCCTATCCACGAGATCCTGCACCACACTGAGCGCATGATGCCGCCAGGCGTGCAGAAGGGGATCGCGGCCGAGTACAACAAGGCATGGGCGAACGCTTACAAGAAGGCTACCCCGGAGCAACGTGCAGCGCTCGATGCCCTGCGCCTGTCTGCATTCGGCAATAAGGCTGCCCGTGACGCCACGATGAAGGCATTCGAGTCTGGCCTGCTGGATTACGACCAGCACTACCAGCTGACCAACGCCAGCGAATACTGGGCTGTGAACGCTGCCAGCATCATGGCCGCTCGCCATGGTCAGCAGGGATGGGCTGCCAGGGCCAAGGAATGGATCCGGGGTTTCATCCAGAAAGCCCGCTCCGTGTTCGGCCTGCCCTCTACCGCTGCCGTGATCAAGGGTCTGGATGCGGTCACCAAGGGCGACGGTTCTTTCCTGAGCACCCGCATGCTTGCCACCAACCCGCTGGCGGATACGCCAGTGCGCGATCTGAGCGGCGATTATGCCGATATGCCGACCTCCCCGAGCGGGATGGACCCGGCACCGGAGATCCCCACCGATGAACAGGACAGAAGCCGCCTGCGCCAGTGGTGGGACAAGGCCAAGAATGCCCCGTCCGACCTGACCACCGACGCGATGCAGAAGGGCCTTGCCCTGATCCCGTTCCGCCCACTGGTGCAGGAGATGGCACGCAACCTGCCCGCCGCCAGTGAGTACCTGCGCCTCAAGCAGTCCATGGATGCCATGCGCAACCGCTGGCACGCAAAGACTGACGAGGTGGCCCAGAAGTGGCTGGAGTACCGCAAGGACAACAAGGACGAGAACGTCGAGATGATGAACCTCATGCACGAGGCAACGCTCTTGCAGGTTGACCCGTCAGAGGATCATGAATCCATCGTCACCAACCGGGATCGTGAGGCCCTGCGCTTTGCGTCACCGGGTAGTGACAAGGAAAAGGAGCTGCTCAAGAAGATCAGCGAGGACAAGCAACAGCAGAAGGCATGGGAAAACCTCAACACCCGATATGAGCGCCTGTCCCCGCAAGCGCGCCAGATCTTCAAGGAGGTGCGTGACGCATACACCTCACTGGCCGATGGCTACGAGAAGGTTCTGCTCGCCAACATGGAGAAGGCGATCAACGTCCGTATCAAGAAGGCAGAGCGTGAGCACCGCTACGAGCTGCAGCGCATCGAGGACGAGGGCCTGACCGGCGAAGAGCGTACCGAGGCGATGGACGATGCAGACCACAAGCTGCGTGTGGCCAAGACCAAGACCGCCTGGAACCGCAAGGCCCGCATGACCCAGCTGCGCCAGCAGTTCGAATTGAACCGCCTGCAGGGGCCTTACTTCCCGCTTGCGCGCTTCGGCAACCTGTTCGTGACTGTGCGTGATGCGCAGACCGGCAAGGTCGAATCGTTCAGCAAGTTCGAGAAGGCCAGTGAACAGCGAGAATTTGCCGACCTGATGCGCAAGGACAAGAACTACAAGGTGCAGGTGGGCACCCTGGACGATACCGGCTCCCTGCGTAAGGCAGTGGATCCGAACTTCGTGGCTGACGTGGAGGACATCCTGGCCGACCTGCCGAATGCTGAAAGCGTCAAGGATGAGGTGTGGCAGCGCTACCTTGAGAGCCTGCCTGATTTCTCCGTCCGTAAGGGTCGCATCCACCGTACCGGCCGCGCCGGCTTCAACGCTGACGCCCTGCGCGCCTTCGGTAACCAGATGTTCCACGGATCACACCAGCTGGCACGCCTGGCTCACTCCTTCGATATGGAGGAAGCGCTCGACGCTACCCGCGAAGAAGCGAACACCAGCAAGGACTCCGTGCGCGACGGCCTGGTAGTGAACGAGATGGAGAAACGCCACCAGTTCATCATGAACCCGACCGGTGGCCCACTGGTGCAGAAGATCACCCAGGCAGCGTTCATCTACGCCCTGGCGGCCTCCCCCAAGGCGGCAATCGTCAACCTGACGCAGACCGTCATCATGGGGATCCCGATCCTGGCCGGCTACGATGGCGGCGCCAATGGCGTGACCCGTGCCGCAAACCAGCTGACCCGCGCCCTGGGTGACTTCACCATGGGCAAGGGCAAGACCGAGAACAGCAAGCGCCTCACTGCAGACGAGCGCAAGGCGATGGCAGAGGCCTATGACATAGGGATCATCGACCGCACCCAGTCTCACGACTTGGCCGGTATTGGTGAGACTGGTGTCGAGTACAGCCCGGCACGCACCAAGATAATGGCGCTGCTGGCGTGGGGCTTCCACCACACCGAGCGCCTGAACCGTGAGGTAACCTTCCTGGCTGCATACCGCATGGCCAGGGCCAAGGGCTTGCCGCATGTCGGTGCCGTGCAGAAGGCTGGGGATCTGACGTGGAAAACCCACTTCGATTACCAGAACACCTCCCGCCCGCGCATCATGCACAGCGACACCATGAAGGCACTGCTGGTGTTCCGTAACTTCTCCATCAACATGCTGTACCGCCTGTTCCGTGACATCCACCAGGCCACCCAGGGCGACACGCCAGAGGTGCGCAAGGAGGCCAAGATCCAGCTGGCGGGGATCACCGGCATGATGATGCTGTCGGCCGGCATCACCGGCACCTGGGGCTTTGGCATCATGCTGATGATTGCCAGCGCCTTTATGGATGACGACAAGGATCCAGAAGTGGAGCTGAAAAAGAACATGGTCGAGGCCCTTGGCCCGATGATGGCCGGGATCGTCCTCGATGGCGTGCCGGGTTATGCCACCGGCACATCCCTGACCGACTCTATCGGCATGCGGGATCTGTGGTTCCGGTCCCCGTCCTCGCAGCTCGAAGGCAAGGACGAGGCCGACTACTGGAAAGCCCAGCTGTTGGGTGCGGCGCCGTCCATCGCTGACAACATCGTGCGCGGCTATGGCCTGCTGAAAGAGGGTCAGGTCTACCGCGGGATCGAAACCATGATGCCGAAAGCCATCAAGGACCCGATGAAGGCATTCCGCTACTCCACCGAGGGCGCCACCAACAAGCGCGGGGATGTCATCGTGGAGGATATCGATACCCTCGACATCATCCGTCAGGCCTTGGGTTTTGTCCCTGCGAAGATCGCCGAGCAGTACGACATCAACAACGCCGGCTACAACCTGCAACAGACCATCGTTCGCAAGCGTCAGGCGCTGATGGACTCCTGGTGGAAGGCAGAGGAAGCGGGAGACGAGGCCAAGCTGGACAGCCTGGAGGCTGATATCGACGCCTACAACGACAAGTACCCCGAGCAGGAAATCACGCCGAAAACCCTGCGCCGCTCTGCCAAGACCCGAGAGGACAACGCAGAGAACGCAACGGGCGGCATGCGCTACAACCGCAAACTCCGGGATCGGATACTGGAAGAACAGGCGCCCACGATCTACCGTTAATGGGCTCACAAGCGTAATATGGGTGCGGGCACGGTCCCGCGCCCATCCATCAACTACCGAGGAAAGGAAGAGTGGAGAATCAACATCGCAAGATTGCTGGCTATCGTGAACTGAGCCAGGAAGAGATTGACCTGATGAATCGCATTAAGGCCAAGGGCGCTGAACTGCTGGAGTTGCAACATGAGCTAGATAACATGCTGCGCGGGCAGGCTGACGAGAAGAGCAGCAATGCCGCTTCCAATACCTTGGATTACGCCGAGTTTGATCGCTTCATGAGTGCGGAACCGCTGCGCTGGGCAAGCATCGGAAAGACTGACATTCAGACCGGCATCATGGCCCTCGTGCGCGCAGTAGCGCAGCCAGCTGGCGTTTAATCAACTACTGCCAGCACCTGCTGGCTACCGAGGAAAGGTATGAACCAACAAGATAGCATAGGCGCTGCAATCTCCCTGTCCCACGCTGCTGCAGAAGTCATGTCCATGTCCGGTCACGGCAGCTTCATGCACAATCTAGGCGAACGACTCGCCGCAGTTGCTCGTGAGCAGCTTGATATTGCGAGCCCGCCAGCAGAGCCCACGCCGCCCAAGGAAGATGTGTTGGTCACTCCTGAAATGGTGTGCCGCTTCCTTGGGTGGAAGTTGCCGAGCGACTTTCAGCCTGATGCCGGAATTTCCTTCACCCGCCCGAGCAGGGACATGTTGTGGCCTGTTGGCACCAATCTGCTGAATTACGAGCAGGCCGAAGCCATGCTGCTGCATGTCCTTGGTGCAGAGCCTTCCGTCAAGGTGCTTACCGATGCTGATGCGCTGGCTGACCTGAACGGCGAGCCGCGCCAGGACAATCACAGCCGGTGAGCAGCGGTGCCAATCCTCCAGCCTGCGCGAACTGCGATGGCATTGGCACTGTGCCTGGGTTGCTGCATGGAGCGAAGTTTGAGTGCTACCTGTGCCACGGCACCGGCTATGACCTGACCGACCCGGTACAGGCGATTAAGCACCTGCAGGATGAGCACTCTAAGCTGGACGCGAAATACAGGTCATTGCTACGGCGGGCCAGGCGGTTCTTTGAGTTGTGGACAACTGAGGAAATCGAGGCAAGGCGTGCGGATGTGGCCAACAGGTATATCCAAGAGCACCACGCCAGCCGGTTTGATTAGCGTCAAGATGCAATATGGAGCCCGGCCACTGTGCCGGGTTTCTTTTTGCTCTGTTGTTGAAACAACAACGCCGGAGCTATATCGTTAACGCATTGCTGGCACAGCCCAGCCGAACCCCATTCAAATCAGCGCGCATGACGTGTGCTCAAACCACAAGGTGAGCATGCAATGAAAAGTGCGTTACTCGAAACCGACTTCCAGGATGCTGCCAAGCGGCTGGGGGTGAGCGTGCCGGCTGTCAAGGCGGTGGCCACCGTCGAGAGCAACGGCGGTGGCTTCCTTCCTGATGGTCGCGTCAAGGTCCAGTACGAGCCCCATGTGATGTACCGCCAGCTGGCGAGCAACTTCAACCGCGCTCGCGCTGACAAGGAGCTGGTGGCTCATCCCGATCTGGTGGCGAAGAAGGCAGGCAGTTACCAGTCGCTCGACAAAGAAGACAAGGACATGAACCGGGCGGCCGAACTCATCGACCGCACCAGCGCGCTGGAGTCTGCGAGCTGGGGTGCATTTCAGATCATGGGCTACCACTGGAAGACGCTGCAGTACACTACCATGCAGGGCTTCATCAATGACCAGTACACGGCTGGTGGACAGCTCGAAACCTTTGTGCGGTTCATCCTGGCGGATCCCCGACTGGTGAAGGCACTGCGCGCTGGTGACTGGGCCACCTTCGCCCGCATCTACAACGGGCCTGGCTACGCTACCAACAGATACGACACCAAGCTGGCCGCCGCTTACAAACAGTTCGGGGGTGCCTGATGGAGTGGCTTGAAAAGCTTTATTTCAGTCTGCAATGGGCAATCGCCGGGTTCTTCGGATCCCTGGTGGCGCTGCCTTTTCAGCGGGATCTCAAGGGGGCACGCTCGGTCATGGCTTTTGTCATGTCTGGCGTCATCACTGCGCAGTTCCTGGCAAAGCCGGTGTGCGTGTACCTGAGCATCGATCCTGAGTCATCTGGGGGGATTGGCTTCCTGCTCGGAGCCTTTGGCGGCGCTATCATCGCTGCAGTCCTCAAGGCAATTGAAGCAGCCGACCTCTGGGCGCTCATCCGCGCACGGTTCGGGGGAGGTACAGAATGATCACAGTCGTGTACGCCGTGTTGTTCGGCTGGGCCGCCTGGTGCATCTGGAGTGACCGGGTTAACGATGGCGTGGTCGGGCGCACCCTCTATTCAGCAATCGCAATCGCCGCATTCGCGGCGTTCTTTGCGGCACACCAGCAGACCTACCTTGCAGCAAATCAGATGATCATCACCGCCGTGGCCCTCATAGGGCTGCGGCATTTCATCATGAAGATTTACAACGACCATTTCAGGGGGCCGCGACCATGAATGCGCTGTCGTGGAAGCTCAAAGCTATCGCCGCCCTGGTGCTGGTGGCCCTCGTGGCCGGTGCCGGAGCAGGTGCTGCCTGGTGGATAACCAAGACCGCCTACGAGGCAGACATTGCCACCTTGAAAGAGGAGCAGGGCAGGGAGCGTGAAGGGTGGCTCAAGGAGAAGCTGGCCGTCACTACCAAGGCCCAGCAGGACACCGAACAAGCCATCGCCCGCATGAAGGCAGCTCAGGAAGACCTGGCGCGCCTCGATGCCGAAACCCAGAGGAAACTTGCAGATGCAGAAATGGAAAACGAAACTCTCAGCCGTGATGTTGCCTCTGGCAATCGCCGGCTGCGCATCCTCGGCGCCAAGCTTGCCCATAGTGGTGGGAACGCCACAGGCGGAGATAGCGCCACCGCCTGCATGGGTGATGGAGCGGACGCCGAGCTTAGTCCAGAGGCTGGACGCGCTGTTTTCGATCTCAGGGCAGGAATAATCCGCAAGGAGGCGCAGCTATCAGCCCTGCAAGACTACGTAGAAAAAGTGGTGAAGCAGTGCAAGCGCTGATATAGTGACTTTGCTTCATCTCGCATATCCGTAGTTGAGAGCCCCGGTGTCGGTACCGGGGCTTTTTTTTATTGGGTGAAGATCGCCAACTCCAGCTTTTCAGCAAGGGCGTGTTCTGCCCTGGCCCCCGGCGAATGCTGCCACCCTCTCAGCAGCATGATGCTATCAGCGGCCCTGATCATCGCCATGCAGATATCCATGTACTCGTGCTGTGAAAGCCCATCTGGCAGTATTGCAGGGTTTAGTGCAACATCACCGTTCCCGCGAATATGTTCAGCCATCTTATTGAACTCATCGCGGTTGAAGTTTTCCAACCCAGTCATTGGCCCAGCAATGTAGATTTTCATACGTTCCTTATTTTGGTGGTTTATGCGGCCACGACGGTCAGTCGCGGTGGTGTCTTCAACTTTATCATGTCCCTCACGAACCGATCCCAGATCTCCATCGCTTCCCGCTTCTCGTTGATGTAGCTGTAGCGGTCATAACTCTTGCTCGACACATCCTGCAGGGTATGGTTCTGCAGTCGGTCGCGGATCTCCTTCGTCAGCCCCGCCTTGCCTGCGAGCGTCTTCCAAGTGCGGCGCATGTCCCGGTTCGATACTGCTGGCACCACGCCCCGGTCCCGCTGCCGCCAGAGGAACGAATAGAGGGTGGTGTGCTGCACCGACTGCGAAGGGTCCTTGCTACCAGGGAAGTACCAGCCGTGCTCGTTGGGGGTGAGGCTGTCCAGCAGTTCGATGGCCATGGCGGGCAGGGGGATGGAGTGCGGCTTGCCGTTTTTCGTCTTCGACCAGTCCAGCATTCCCTCCTCTTTCAGGTACTGGTCCTTGTGCAGAGTGCAAATCTCCTGAACCCTTTGACCTGTGAGCATAAGCAGCATGATGGCTCGTGGGTATGCTGGATGGATCGGTACATCTGGGTTTTGAAGCCACCGCCACATCTGCACCCACTCCTCCTCGCGCAGCCAGCGCTCGCCAACGGTCTTCGGCTCGGTCGGGATGTCCGCTGCCGGGTTGCTGTGCAGCTTGAACCGACGCGGGCTGGTGGACCGGTAATCAAGCTCTGACTTGAGCCCCCAGGAGTAGGCACTGCGAATGTAGGACCGGACGTGATCCGCCATCGACTTCTTGCCCCTGTCCCAGATCGGCCGGATGACGCCCAGCACCTCCTCCGGGGTGATATCGCGGGCCAGCCGGTTACGCCCCAGCACATCAGCGATCTTGGCCAAGCCCTTGCGCGCCTCCTTGTGGCTGCTCTTGCCTGCCTCCTCCAGCGCATCGCAGTACGCCTCGAACAGATCGCCCACGGTACCGGGGCGGGTGTCGCCCTGCACCTTGATGGAGGATCCCTTGTTGATGGCTGCGGCAAAGTCGCGCTCGAACACGGCGCGTGCTTCTGCCAGGGTCATGTGGGGGTAGTCGCCGATCTTCTTGAGCTTGCGCTTACCATCGCTCCACTGCTGGGCAAAGAAGGAGCTGGTAACCCGGGTGGGCTGCGGCTTGAGGATCAGCACCAAACGGCCGGTGCCGCGCCCTTCGCCGTCTGTGAGTGTTTCGGGCTTTTTGCTGGCGGCCACCCGCTTCATCGCGCGTTTGATTTGGCCATCTGTGAGTGCAGGCATTCAGCATTCCTCGCTGGTTACTGTTGTCAGGTTGGATCACCTGTTGCGTTTTTGGTTATTGATCGGATACAGCCACCAGTCAAGGCGCGATGACGCCCAGGCAAGTGGCTGATTAAGATCGGTTATTCTGCGGCTACCTCACCGCTTTGACTCTTGGTCCGAACCTCTCAATGGCGGCCTGCATGGCTTCCTGAGTGTTGCTGCACTGATCTGAAAGCATGGTGCATGTGTTGCCATCGGTAAAGTGGATCTCCCACTTCGCCATGCCGGTGACCACGCGGCCCGGGTCTGAACGGGAGGCCGCTACAGCCTCCCTATTGCCAGTGTCTTTGGTTGTCATACCTTGGTCTGGATGATTACCTGGCCGTTATCGACCACCGGCGAGTCGCAGAGGCCGTAGGCGCTGGAGCAGCCTACATCTGGTCCCATAGCAAAAAGCATGTCATAGACGCGGCCGCCTCGCCCGGTCATCGACCATTGCACCACATCCTCGATGCCGAAATTGAACTGAGCGACTGGGTTATACTTGTCAGAACCTGGAACCATATCCATGTGAAAGAGATTCGCTCCACCATCTCCCTTGCTGGCCATGCTGACCAGCCTCTCCCACTCGGCAACCCGCTTTATCTCCTCCGGGAAGCGCTGCGCAATCTCCCTAAGTTCATCCTTCCTGGTGTTAATGCACGGCATGCAGCCGACCCTGCCCATTCCCATCTCATATAGTGGGTTCCACTTCACCCCATGCTTGCGGTGGAAGTCGAACACATCCTGAGCTGTCCAGGTGAGAATTGGTCGGTAGTTGATGAGGCCATCACCAACCTCGTCCATCTCTGGCAGCCTGGCCCGGGAGGCGGATTCATCGGCGCGCACTCCCTGCCAACTCCAAACCTCGTCGGTCTCCGGGTCATCAAGCAGCGGCATCATTACCTGCTCGATTATGGGATTGCGTTTCAGCTCCTCGGTGCAGAAGCGGGCCCGCGTGCTTGGGAACCGCCCTTTCCACAGGCAAAGGTCTAGGAACGGGTTGCCGGTAGGCACCAGCACAGACAGGGATCGTTCTATGATAACGCCAGCCCGCTGCTCAGCCGCATCCTGACTCACGCCTCGAACAGCGGGAACCCATCTGAATGGCCCGCTCTCAGTAGGTGAGTAGACGTCTGCCGGCTCTGCAGGGTCTCCAGGCCATTCGCTAACACTGCCGTCAGGGCAGCGAAGGCTCAGTATAATGCCATCCTCGTCTGCGCCTTCGAGTCTGGCGTAGTTGCTCTTCAGCATCCACCGCCCTGGATTGTCAGCCATGAACCGCTTTGGCAGTTCAAGCGCCCACTTTGATTTTACGGCGGCTCGCTTTGCCTCAATTTGCGCGGAGAAATCTGGTTTAACTCTCCTGATCGACAGCCCTAGTTTTTGCTCCAGGTAATCCAAATATTTGTAGACCTCCGGGTGTTCATGTCCGGTGTCCGCGAACACGGCCTGCAGATTCTCAGCGCCTCGCTCGATTGCCAGCAGTAGGGTGGCAGTGGAGTCTTTACCGCCAGATGTGCTGACGACGTTATGGGTCTTCATCTCGTTTCCCTCCGCCCTCCTTTCTGTGCATCCTGCTCGGAGTGGGGCGATTGTTGGTGGCGGTTTAGGGGTGTTAGCGGTGCTGTTGCTGGTGCAGGTTTTGCGCCAGACCCCATAACCAATTGACTTGAAAGTAAATTCGCTTCCAGGTCGCTATGTTGTTGAAATCTAACTGGTAATCAGCGGTATTGACCGTGAACCAGCATGACCGCAAATCAGGCGGTTGGGTGATTATGGATCATCCTTTTTGCTTCAAATTTCTGTAACCTTTTCAATGTGGTTAATCGGAATGCGCTGGTGGCTGGTGGCTGTGATAGGTGAGGGTTTGCATTCAACCCTCACCACGTTCACGCTCGG